GGCACATATCACAGGTGGTGGTATTTACGAAAATGTACCTCGCATGTTTCCAAACTTTAGCAACCTAGGTGCAGATATTATGAAGGGTTCTTGGGAAGTTCCAGAAGTGTTTAAATACATTCAAAAGAATAGTTTTATTAGTGATAATGAAATGTATAGAGTGTTTAATATGGGTATTGGATTTGTTTTAGTAATTAACAATGAAGATATGAATAAGGTTCTTGAAGTGTTTCCAGATGCTTGTGTAATTGGAATGGTTGCTCAAGGACTAAAAGGAGTTGAAATTATCTAATGCGTATCATTTTCAAATATCATTTTGTATGTAAAAAGATAAGATGGATAATACTTATCTCTTGCAATCTAGAAGGACAGAGTATTTGAAGAAATTTCAAAAAACAACAACACCGTTGTTTATTGAAGGTGTTTATAGTATATACAATAATGTTAAGAAGAACAATAAGTCCAAGAGACTCTTGTTAAAAGAATTTCAACAAGCAATGGTAGATGTGTCGAGATGGTCTCAAGATATCATAAGAAATGAGCATTCAAGATTTAAGAAACAGTCTTCAGTTCTTGATAGACTTATTAGAGCTATATTTGATTTGGATATTGTAATCAAGAAGGACTTATGTAAAAATGCGGCAGATTTCATTCCAGAACCTTGGGACTTTGTACATCAATGTTATCTAAACATAGCACGTGCTCTGTGGAAACAACCATTTTTAGTATATGATGTCAATATTGATAAATTAACTGTACAACAAAATAAATTGAGAGTTGAAAAGATCGTATCTTCATGTATTCAAGATACATTTACACAGTATCTACCACTAGACATAGAACATGATGACATTTCTAATGTTGATTACTCTGTTCAACAAAACAATCATTCAGAAGAAGATGTTATGGAAGTCGGTGAAACTAATGAAGCTTCCAATACAATTGAAGAAGAAGATAGAGATGATGTTGGTTCACGCAATGTAACTGTTGACAGTGATGTTCATGAGGATTTTAATGTAATTCAAAATGATAATCAAGATAATGTAAATGAAGAGCCACAACCTTTTGACAATAATGATATTGACGATTTTGTGAATGTGGATGTGAATAATGATGAACAAATAAGTGTAATATTGAGCGAAAATGATGATAATAGTGATGCTTTAGATGATAGTAATGATACAAATGATAACTATGATGATAACAATTTAGATGAAAGTGATGATATTGAGACAAATGAAGAAGACCTAGTTTATATTGATGACAATGGAATAGAGAGTGATAATGATGATATTCGAAGTGTTAATGATGACGTTTATGACACTAAATCATTTCATAGTGAAGAGATAGGTGAAGTTGATAGTGTAAAATCAGAAGAGTTATATATATCACGCGTTGACACACAAGAAGAGAACTTTCATCATAATGAAGATGATCATCACAAAGAAGAAATAAAAGAGATCTTTATTGGTAAACTAAATGAATATAAACAGTTCAGCGACGAAACTGAAAGGAAGGATGAAAGAGATTTATCACTATCATCCGACGTTAAAGTTGTTCACATTGATGATAACAAAGCAAGATTAACCTCTAGAAAAGATGCTTTGTTAAACATAAAAAAGAAAGTAAAGTCTTCTATGCATCATAGTAGAGAAATGGAGAATTCGAAATATGAAAGGTATGGAGACAAGTTAAGAGTAGAAAGAAAGAATACGTCGTTCTTTTGACAAAACAATTATGTTTAATATGTAATAAAATGAATGCATTTGTTTTTGCACTAATTGTATCTGCAATTATTACAGTATGTTTACTTGTGAGCAAACATGGTGAAAATAATCAACCAAACAATAGTTATGGAATCAAAGTTTTTATAGTAAGTTTCTTTGCTGTATTTGTTTGCCATAGTTATTTAATGAGCGGTGATACTTCACTTGTTCAAGATATTGATGTTGGAGAACCACCGTTTTAATGTAAAAATTTTATAAAATAGTTAAAAATATATAATTATGTAAAGTATGGAACAAATTGAACTTGATTTTTATTCTTGTATAACTTCACATGTATATTTCAAAATATTTTTTGTATTAGTTTTTGGAATTATATTAACATTCATAGACAACATAGAAATACTAAAGCACGAGTTTACATTGTATGTGATATTATTAATATTGTTAATGACAATATTAACAAGTATGGATGATTATGGATATGGTGTTATATTGTTTATTATGTTGCTATTTGTACAATCATATAATATTCGAGTACATGAAAGAAAAAAGAAAAACTATACATAAGACAGAATTCAACAAAAATCAAAAAGTATATAAGTTTTTTTGTTGATATACAAATACATAGAAACTTAGATAATCAGTGGTAATATATAATAATGGCAGAGATTGATAGTGGTAATACAGCATGGCTTCTTATGTCTTCAGCTCTTGTTATGTTAATGACCCCGGGTTTGGGGTTTTTCCATGCTGGTATTACTGGCAGCAAAAATACTACAAATACACTTTTGATGTCAATGATGACAATGGCCTTAGTGACAGTACAATGGGTACTTGTTGGATATTCATTTTCATTTGGAAAGGGGACATCTGCACTTGGTCATTTGGATTGGACTGCTCTTAGAAATATGGGAACTGATGCAAGTACAGTGTATGGAGTAGGAGTTCCTCATCTAGCATTTGTATCATTTCAAAATATGTTTGCACAGATTACACCAGCACTAATTAGTGGCTCAGTACTAGGAAGAATGAACTTTCAAGCATATGTTATGTTTGTGTTTATTTGGAGTCTTGTAATTTATAATCCAGTTGCACATTGGGTTTGGTCTTTATATCCAGGTAGTGTTGGATGGCTTCATAAACTGGGTAACATCGACTATGCGGGAGGAGATGTTATTCATATTGCATCAGGATTTAGTGGTTTAGTTGTTTCTTTAATGCTTGGTAAAGTAAATAAGAAAGAACATAAACCAAACAATCTGATGCTTGTTTTAGGTACATCAATGCTATGGTTTGGATGGTTTGGATTTAATGCGGGTTCACAGCTTGCTGCAGATGGTATTGCAGCACTCGCATTTATTAACACACATATTTCAGCTTGTGTAGGTCTTTTGTCTTGGACAATTATTGAATATATGGCAACTAAAACTGTGACTGCATCAGGTGTAGCATCTGGAGTTATTGCAGGTTTGGTATCAATTACACCGGCTTGTGGTTATATTGAACCAATGATGTCATTCTTGTTTGGTTTTATGGGAACGCTTGTTAGTTGGTTAACCTTGCATTTTACAAAAACCCTTTCGTATGATTTGGAGGCATTTGCATTGCATGGAGTTGCAGGTGTTGTTGGATCATTTATGACGGGTCTGTTTGCAAACAAAGAATGGAATACTTTAGTTGATGGTTCAGTATTTGGTGGTGATAAACAAGTTCTCTATCAAATGGCTGCAATCGGAACAATTGCTACATTTTCTGCCGTTGGTACATTTCTCATTATAACATTATTGAAATACACGATTGGTATTAAAATGACAGAAGAGCAAAAGTTCCTAGGAGCTGACAAGTCGTTCCATGGAGGAGATTATTATGATGAAAGCAGTTATACAGATGTAGTCCCTGGTGTAGTCCCAGTTACACCTCCAAACAGTGTAACTGAAGTCCATCGTGAACATTATGAAGAATCAATTGAATTAAGGGATATTTCAGTATCAACCAAATGATAACTTAAGTTACATTATTTTTTTACTGGTATAGTGCAATATATCAAAAAATTTGATTTCATTTGATTATATATTTGTATCACAATTTGTATACAATATAACCATCAGCAATGCTGTCATACAATATGAACAGAGTATTCAAAAGAAACATAATCAGCAAGTCTAAGCAACTAGTTGTAAGGTCTTCAATGTTTGAAGGTGAATATAATAGAGAAACGTATATGAAAAAATATAGATCAAACCTCAGCAAGTCTTTTCAAGAATGCATAATAACACCTAAAACATTTGGTGTGATGATTAAAAAACACTGGTCGAATGTTGGTGATGTTTCCTTGACTGTCTTTTTGAAAGATACACAGTATCATTTAGACATTAATATGAAAGATGAAACATATACTGAAGATACTTTTAATGAAAGTATTGATGAAGTATTATTTCAATTGAACAAATGGCAAATAGGACAATATACAATCAATGTTATTGATGCATATGGAAGATTGATGGATGTAGATAAAAGTAAAAATAAAAATGTATCTATTCCTTTATCAGTTTATGTATCAAGGATTGAAGAGTTTGATTTTGACTTTTAACAGTACTTTTTTTACAAATAAAAAATATGAAATATCAACAAATCTATATAAGCTCTACACTTGTCTAGATAGATAGTATACTCAAAATGAAACACAATGTTATTGGTGGATTAGTTTTGTGTTTATTACTTTCTGTCAGTTCACAACCAATTGGTGATAAAGAAGAGGTTGTAATTGGATATAGTGATAAGGCAACAATAATAGTACAAAAGGGTACTGATGTTCATCAACAAGTGCAACAAAGTCTTGACAGTTTCGCTATCAGTGGTGGTGGAACACTTAGATTTGAGGAAGGACTGTACTTGTTGAGTTCTAATCTTGAAGTTGGCAGTAATACTGCAATTATAGGCACAGGTATCAATGATACTATACTAAAACTCGTAGATAAAGCTAAGCCTTGGTGGATACCAGAAATTCCTCTAAGGAAAGCGGGCTTCATCAATAGTGAAGCAACTAATAATTTATATTTTGCAAACTTTACATTGGATGGAAATAAGGATAACCAGAATACGGATGAATTTTCAGTGTATGGTCGTTTTGGTTTATATACAGAGATTGTTGATAACGTTATCTGTGATGGTATTGGTATCATAAACTTCCAAGGATATGGTTTTGACCCTCACGGCATCAAAGAACCTAAACAATGGTCTATTGGGTTGAAGATTATGAATTCATATGCTGCTAATAATGATTGGGATGGTTTCACAATTGACCAGACTACATCAGTACTATTACAGAATAACAAGGCTTACAACAATGGACGTCATGGTTTCAACATTGTGACTGGTTCATATAATATGGAATTGTACAACAACATTGCATATAATAATGGGTTTTACTACTATCTTGGTGATTTGGGATGTGGTCTTGCTATTCAGAACAACCTTGACTATAATACACGAAATATTTCAGTAGTTAATAACATATTTCAAGATAATGCTGATTCAGGAATTTGTTTAAGAGATGTGTCTGATATTAAGCTTGTAGATAATGTAATAGCAAATGTTAATTACACTGATGCAAATCCTCGTCAATGTATTGAAACATTCAATAGCATTAATGTGGTGTTAAAAAATAATAAATGTAGTAATAAATTGTCTGTTCCCATTTTTAAAGTTCCAATGACTAGCGGAAGTGGAATTACAGGACCTTCCTTTGTTATGTTGTTGGTTGTTGCGTTTATAACTCTAACAATGATGTGATGTTCTTTTTTCTTGTTTATGATGAAGTATATCTAAAACCATTTATAATCGTTTCATTTTTAATAACTCTACTTAACTTTGCTGTTGGTAAACCTTCATCTTGTGCTGCTTTGGCTATTGTTGTCCAAGTAGCAACAACGTCTCCGTTTGTGCTTCTTTTTGTTACTTTTTTTCCAGTTGATGATGTTGTTTGATTAATTATTTCGTCTTTTTTCATACCCAGTCCATAATACCCTTGTCCATTTTCGTTTCCATTCCACACATTTGATACTAAAATTCTTGAAGAGTTTTTTAAGTAATCTTTCAAATCTTTTGTATTTATAGATTTATCAATAGAAACACCCCATTTTTCATATTCGTTCAATAAATTGTTCATAATAACTTTAGCACTTGGAGAAAAAATGCAAGCGTGCATTAAGAATACCTCATGGTCACTTGGAGGACAAGACAAAGTGAACGGAGGTATTTCTTTTAGTTTCAAACCACGATAACCATATACAACATTGTTAGCATTTACTGATAAAGGCAATCTTACATATTTGAAACGTGTTTGAAGGTAGTCTTTTAGAGCATGAAATGTTTCCTTGTCAACGGAACGAGCCCATAAACGAAATTGACCTTCGATGTCCTTTGCTGAAACCTCAAAGAATGTCCCAAAAACACAGCATTCTTCAACATAACTATCAAATTTGGTAGTCATTTCATTGTATGGGGTTGTTTCTGTTTGTCTAAAATACTCGTCTTCTGTTTGAGTATCACATTCCTTTGTTCTATTAAATCCATAATTTTGATTAAGAATTGCATTTTCAAATTCAATTATTTTAGTCAGTTTAGATTCTAACTCATCAATGTCTGAGCATTGGGAAAGCTTTATTGTATTTCCAACATGAGCAACCCATTTCTTAGCAAGTTCCAAATTCATTTCAAATACTTCTCCTGCTTGACGGAATTGTTTTAATAGGCAATGTATCCATTTTTCTGTTACCCTAACATTGTCAGCAGGACATTCTATACGAAAAACCATTTCTCCCTTTGGATTTAGGGTCTTATATGGTTTAGCTCTTTGATGAGTGTTTTCAGAAACCCCAATCTTTAATATACTTTTATTATTTTGTTGAGATGTTTTCGTGTCAAATATGTATATATAATGCCGTGTATCATGTTTTTCTTCAATTTCTTTCTCAAGAGTTTTTATGTGTATTTGAGCTTCATCTAACTGCTCAATAAGTTGTTCTCTGTCCATTAACTCAAATTCTTCAAGTATATCAGAAAACCAGTCTTGCAATTTTTCAGTAAGATGTTTGCGTGACTTCATCAAGAGTTTGTTGACACCTTTTTTAGTCAAAAATACCATCTGTTGGATACCCCGAGAAGTTTGATAGTTTTGAGTTATCTTCTTACTACTATCAAAGTGGGAAAGCACTGAACGAACATTTGTCAATCCAAGTATCTCTGCAATATCATTGGCTTTAAACAATGGGTTACTATATGTACCTGTGATGACAACATCTTTATTGATTTCTTCATCTTGAAATACTCTAATGATATTCATTATTGAAAGGATTTTCTGTAAAAATAATACTTTATTTATTCTTAAATGGTTTATATACACCCTAAAATAAAGGTGTAAATATATCCCAAAAAAAACACCTTCTAAATACACCCTTGCTAGAATGGTGTAAATAGAGATAATTAGTATTTATCTGCGTATAACAGACTTAATTTATTTTTTCCCTAATTAGTAAATAAATGCAATTACAATTAAGAAAGTTTGATATTTCCAGTATGAAAGACGATAAAATTGTTGTTTTAATTGGCAAACGTGGAACAGGTAAGACTGAAATCTTGAAGGACATTTTATATTTTAAACGGGATTTTCCTATTGGAACAGTAATTAATCCTACAGAAAGTGCTAACAAGAGTTTCAGCAACATTGTGCCTCCTATCTTTATCCACGAAGAGTACCGTCCAGAGATTATTGATAATGTATTGAAAAGACAGACAATGATTATGAAGAAAATTAACAAGGAAATTCAGTTGTATGGTAGAAGTTCAATTGATCCAAGAGCATTCTTGATTCTTGATGATTGCTTATATGATAACTCGTGGAAAAAGGATAGAAATATTCGATACATATTTATGAATGGTAGGCACAAGAAGCTATTTTTTCTGGTTACAATGCAGTTCGTTTTGGGAATCAGTCCGGAATTGAGAACCAACGTTGATTACATCTTCATTTGTCGAGAAAATATCATTTCTAATCGAAAAAGGCTTTATGATGCGTTTGCAGGTATGTTTCCAACATTTGAGTGTTTTTGTAGTGTTCTCGATCAATGCACAGAGAACTTTGAGTGTTTGGTAATTGATAATACGTCACGAAGTAATAAGCTAGAAGACCAAGTATACTGGTACAAAGCGGAACTTCGTGCAGACTTTACGATTGGAAGCCGTCAGTTATGGGAACTTCATAATCAAACCGCAGGAGATGATGATGAAGCAGATGAAGAATTATTTGATATTACTTCATTTAGAAAAAAGAAAAATACACCACAATTAAGTGTTAAGAAAACTTATTAAATTAAATATTATTTTTATCTTGAAAATATCATTTTTATTGATTGGATAACTGTTCAATCTTAAACTTATTTAAATGTACATAGAGAGAACCATGTACATTATTGTTGTTTAACTGATGAGCAAAACGTTGTTTTTCTTTTTGTTTAATATTCTGAGCTATGGTGCACAAGCATCATTTTTAATTTTTTGTAATGATCTTGTATCAAATGTTGCAGTTGACCCTATAATAAATCCTGGAACACAGAGTGCACATCAGCACACTTTTTTTGGTTCAAATGCAATTTCTCAAAACACATCATCTGGAAATGATTTGCGCAAAGGGCAATGCTTTACCTGTAGTGGAGGTGACAAGTCTGCATATTGGATTCCTACTTTACTATGGAAATATGAAAATGGTACAATTCAAACTGCAAAAGTGAAAAATTCTATGGCTGCATACTGGAGTAATTCAATTCGTGGAACTGGTATTCCTGTAAATGTTAATTTCTTTCCAACAGGATTAAAGTATGTAGCAGGTAACTCATCTGCTACTACTGAAAAGGATGCAGCACCATATTATTGGTGGGCTTGTAGTCAATCTCTATCTCAGGGAACAAAGCAATGGCCATCATCAACATGTGTTGATTATATACGTTTATCAATAGATCTTCCAGATTGTTGGAATGGAAAAGATTTATTTCTAGCAGGAAGTAAACACATGGCTTATAGCAATAGTAATGGACATTGTCCATCTGGGTTCTTACGAATGTGGTCTTTAAGACTTGAATTTGATCATTATATTGAAAGCAGTTGGCAGTGGAATGCTGAAAACCCTCCAAGATTTTTGTTGGGTGATGTTTCAATGACTAGTCCATACATGACCCATGCTGATTTTTTCAATGGGTTTTCAAAAAATGAGCAACAGAGTATAATGAATAAGTGTGGTATGCTGGAACCTGATTTTTGTCATCTTATTTCTCCAGCAGCAAAAGCATGTACGCCATTATATATATCACCATTTATGGTAATTAGATAGTTAACTTTAATTTTTTTATAGATAGTAAAAAGTTTATTTAAGATCTTTTATTATAGGAATAATAATGTCTATAATCAAAGAAAGTTTATTTGATATAATTAGAAATGATCTCAATTTCATCATATCTTTCAATTCAAAATACAATTTCAACACATCTTCTTGGTATTGGAGAACTTTAGATGAAACAGAAGATGAATGGGTACAAAGGAGAGTAAAGCTATGTTTAGACAGGAACGAAATAGTAGGTTATGTGATAGGTAGAATAGTGAATATAGATTATAAAACTCCAATAGATTGTTTTGAGACAACGTTAAAAATCACAAAGGGTTCAAATACTGAAATAAGAAGAGTACCATACAATATTCTCTATAAGACAATAGAAGATATCTATAAAGATAATGAAGATGTATAAATCTATTTCTCTTTTTTCTTATCTGGTCTTGGTAAAGTAACATTACGTTCCAACCAAGGATCACCTTTGAACATAGTTTTATATTTTCCAATAACGTCAGTATCTGTTATTTGTTCTTCATAATAAGTTCGTGGTAAGAATTTGTATTCTACACGTTTATTTGCTAGAAGAGCTTGATATTTTTGTTCATATATTCCATGCATAATCATAAACATTCCAATAGTAATCAGAAAGAATATAACAGACTTCATTGAAATCTTATTGTATTTTACTTATATGAAACATAGATAATATTCATATAAATGCTAAAAAGTAAAAGTATATTTATTGAGTTTCAACGTCAACAACTTGTGATACTACTTCATCAACTACATCAGTTTCTTCCAGAATTTCTGCACCCGAAGTGGATGCTTCTGCATCATTATTCATCTTGTTTTCAGCCCAAGTATCAGTCTCAAGGTCTTTCTTCACCTTCATGAATTGAAGCTCACGTTTTCTATCTTCATAGAAGATATCCTTTTTAATTTGATTATCCTTGTAATGTTTCATCATTGTGTTCAGCTGAGTTTCTGCAAATTCTTGTTCTTGGATTTGTTCAGGGTTTGGACTCCATGGGCACCAAGCACCTACTTCAGCAACATATACGTGGAACTTACCATCAAGTTTCTTGAGGACTTCTGAACGAACTTGAGCTTCACGCATTGTATCAAAAACTCCACGCACTTTAATACCTCGGACACTTGTCTTGAAATTGTTTTGTTCATCAAACCTTTTTTGCATATCCTCACCATGAGTTCCAACAAAATAACTATACTCTTCACCAATAAGACCTGATGAGAAAAGATAACTATATCGTTCTTTTAACATACGAAGATTATCAACATCTTTTGGATATCGCTCTGAAAGACCATCAAATAGTTCTCGAACTTCGGTAGTAAAGTTTTCAATGAATTTCTCAAAAAAGTAATGTTCTTTTTTGGTAATTACATCTTCAGGAGAAAGAAAAGAAAGACATACAAAGTTTTGACCACGGAGAGGTGGATCTGTGTCAAGATAATCTTCTTGACTACAAGGAACAAGCTCAGATTTTGACATAATGAATGTATTACAGCAAATAAGTATTATAAAGCTTATATCAGTTTATATTTTAAAATCATATTGAAACGATTAATTATTAAATTAAACAATAAACATTAATAAATGTTTTGCGTAAATTGCGATTAAAATAATTTTCTTATTAAAGATTATATAAAAAAGTATGAGTTTTTCAGTTGACGCAAAGGAACTTGCCGTTCGTGTTCTTAAATACATCCTTGAAGGTTCAGTTGTTGCAATTGCTGCTTGGATGATCCCTTCAAAGAAACCATCCCTTGAAGAAGTGTTCACCCTTGCTCTTGTAGCTGCTGCCACTTTCTCAATCCTTGACCTCTTCATGCCCAGCATCTCCGCATCCGCAAGGATGGGTGTTGGTCTAGGCATTGGTGCTGGTCTCACCCCAGTTGGTCGCGGTATTGCTGGTATTTAAATTTTCTTCTGAAAAAGCATTTAACAATTTATTTTATTTAATGTCATAGTAATTACATTATGTCAGCTGAATTCATCAAGCCTCTAGATAATGCTTTGTTACAGAAGTATGATGTTAGATATTATGGAAGTGATTGTGACATATATGACATTATCAATGACTTTCTACAAGAAACACAAAGTGAACGTGCATTCTACATTATTGACCTTGGAAAAATCCTTGAAGCCTATATGAATTGGGTTAATCTTCTTCCAAATATAAAAATATTTTATGCAATTAAATCTAATCCTAATCCAGTATTATTAGAAACATTATCTTCACTTGGAGTAAATTTTGATTGTGCAAGCGAGAATGAAATTAAACAAATTATAGAGATTACACAAGACCCTTCAAGAATCATCTTTGCTAATCCTTGCAAAATGACTTCACAAATCAGGTATGCAAGGGCAAATGATGTTGACTTAATGACATTTGATTGTGAAGAAGAACTTTATAAAATTCGTTTGTATCATCCATATTCTCAGTTAATATTACGTATAGCCGTTGATGATAGCCAGAGTGTATGCAAATTCAATAAAAAGTTTGGCTGTCATCTTGATCAAATTGATTCATTACTAAACATTGCAAAAGCATTGAGACTAAATGTAGTTGGAATTAGCTTTCATGTTGGAAGCAGCTGTGGTTCTCCTAAGAGCTTCTATGATGCCATTGCAGATACCCGTAAAGCATATGATATTGCAAAACGTATGGATATAAATATTGAATTGATTGATATAGGTGGTGGATTTCCTGGCAATAATGATAAGATGTTTCAAGATATTGCACAGAACATCAATGAATCAATTAAAGACAACTATGAAGATTTGAAGGAAACTATTCAGTTTATTGCTGAACCAGGGAGATACTTCTCACAAAGATCTCACACACTTGTATTGAATGTTATAGGAAAGAAAGTTAACCAACAAGGTGAAGACAAGCATTTCATTTATTATTTAAATGATGGTTTGTATGGTTCTTTCAATTGTATTTACTTTGACCACTATTTGCCTACTATTTTACCATTCAATGAACGAGATGGAAAAGTATACAAATCAACTTTATTCGGTCCAACATGTGATAGTATGGATACTATTTATGATGAAATAATGCTTCCAGAATTGTCAGTTGGAGATTGGATATATGTCGAAAACTTTGGCGCTTACACAGTTGCGGCTGCAAGTAGCTTCAATGGTTTCAAAACTTCTGTATGTAAATACGTGATGAGGTCATAAAAATTGATTGAAACTAATTTCCTGTATTAACATATATTAAACATAAAACTGGTAATATTTGGATTTGTATACAATATGCAGAAACTTCAAAACTTCTTGCTTTATCTTAAAAAGCAAAAAGACAATAGAAGAAATGAAAAAATTGAGAAATTAAAAGATGATTTATATGACCATTACTATACAAAGTATGCAAGGAATCACTTGAACAGAATTCTTCAATCTTATAATAGACAACCACAGAATACTTATCAATCATCTTTGGATTCAATTCAAAATATTGGTCTGTTCAATCCTTGTTCTGATAACATAAAGTATCTTAAACATATGCGTTGGGTATCTGTGAAATAAATTTTTTATTGGAAAAATTTGATTTCACTTCAATATATTTAAGAATGTTATAGATATATTGTCACTAAGTTAAATAGGATGACTAAAGATCATACATCAGCTATTCTGGAAATGCTTGAAATATTAAGGAAAAAAGAAATAGCAATGAAAGCACCTTTTAAAGCAAAAGCATATTCAACAGTAGCAAAAAATATAAGTATTTTAGGAAAACCAATATATACCTTAGAAGATTTGAAAGGTGTAAAAGGCATTGGGGAAAAGATTGGAAACAAACTTCAAGAACTATTTGAAACAGGTCATGTACTTGCTGCAGAAAAAGCTGCATTAGATGATAATACAAATATCATAACATCACTTATGAATGTACATGGAATTGGACCAGCTAAAGCTAAGAGTTTAGTTGATGAGCATAAGATTATGAGTATTGAAGATTTAGAGAAAAAACAAGAACTATTAAATGATAAACAAAAGATTGGATTGAAATATGTTCATGATTTCCAAGACCGCATTCCAAGAAAAGAAATGGATGTTCATTGTGAACTACTAAGAAATTCCATTCTATCAATTGATGACAAATTTCAATTTGAAGTAACCGGTTCTTACAGAAGAATGGCGCCTTCAAGTGGAGATATTGATATTCTCATTACTCATATGGATGATCCAGATGATGTTGATGCTCTCTTTAAGAAAGTTATTGAATCATTAAAGAAAGAAGGATATATCACAGATGTTTTTGCAGAAGGTGGTAAGAAATGTCTTGCTGTTTGTAAGCTAAAAAGATATAAACGCTTTCGTCGTATTGATTTACTTTATACAAATAAAAAAGAATATCCATTTGCAGTATTGTATTTTACTGGAGATGCAACATTTAATGTTAATATGCGTTCCTATTGTATGTCAAAAGGATTATCACTAAGTGAACATGGAATTAAAGATGAAAAAACAGGAAACTTTATAGATATTGGAGCACAAAATGAAAAAGATATATTTGAATATATTGGATTGGAATATGTTGAACCTAAGGATAGGAAAGGAACTGCTATAAAAGCACTTGATAAATCAGTGTAAAAATCTTATTATATTTTTTATTGTTTACATGATGGTTATTTAAGACAAATTAACTATTATATTTATCATTTACGATGGAACATGTAACAATTGTAAATAAAGGTTATAAAGAAATACGTGCCATCGAGGGCACAGATAACGATAATGATAGTGATGATACAAGTGTAAGCAATACTAGCACATATTGTTCCATATGTCTTGAAACAGAGCAATCAAACAATAGATATATAAAATTTTATTGTGACCATACATTCCATGTAGATTGTTTTGAGACATATTTTGATTTCAAAATATCACACAAACCAAACATTGAAAACATTAGTTGTCCCATTTGTAGAAAAGATATTTCAACAAACACTTTGAAAAATGTATTTAATGTATCTCAAGAGAATCACAATCAAAACATTACACTATTAGTACAAACAGACATAAGTGAAGACGATAATACACGAAGACTTCAAACAGAACTTATAGCAATATTTGTATTTGTATTTTTTATATTTCTCATATTGTTCTTAGCATTCATTGACAATACATAGGCTATCATAAATTTTTTTCTATTTTTTCATATAGTAAATACGGTAATACAAAGGATAATATTCACGATGATAATACTCTAATGTCCTTGGAAAATATGTCAATCTATACTTAACACTTTGACTTTTATTGCTATTAGGCATTATATACTAATTTATTGAAATATATTTCTATATTGTATCTTCATAAAAATAATGAATAATATGATATATAATTGGAAAATTTGATTGAGATACAATAGTATAATAAGAATTACGTAATCAATATTTGCAAGCATAGTTATGGCAATGTCACATTATTTTCCAGAGGACATCATTGCCTACATTGTTCAATTTGCAGATGTACCAATTGATACTTCACTCGCATTTGGTGTTAAACCAAAAAAAATTATCTTGCCTGATGGGATAGAAGATAAGCTGAATAGCTTATGTACAAGACGACTAAAGTTTAGCACAAAATATAAGAGTGATATTGAAAAGATGAAAAATAGCTCAAGATCATACAAAATATGTTATTCAACATTAGAACAAGTATCAACTATCCTTGATGATATTGAAGTGATGTGTAAATACTTTATTGATATGGATGGAGAATATTGTTATGACTTTCTGAAGTACACATCTGATACTTGTTTTGGTAGGGGTCCATATCGTATTAACGATGGGAGCAAAATAAAACGTATGTTTTGAGCATCATAAAACATATTTTTATTTGTGGAAATGTAACTTTCATCTGGTTCTATAAACTTGGAATAAATTGCCAGTTGAGTTCAGCACATATCTTAGCCCAAACTTTATCCTGCTCAAATAATTTTTCTCTCGACTTTAAAACCGAAAATAGAGGTATATACTCATCTTTTTCGAGTAGCTGTACAAACTTCGCCAAAACATAATTGTAACTCAAGAAGTTCTTTCTTGTTTTGGGAGCATGTTTCAAGAAAGCGGGTTGAACCAATTTGAACATCACACGAATTCTCTCTTCAACTTCGGGATCAAGATGTGGAATGTCTAATCCTGTAAGTTTACTTAACAAATGAACTAAATGTTCATAATACCTATTAAGCTTGAGTTTCTTAAGGATGCCTCTCAACTTCTTAGGTGTTAATTCTGCCATATTAGTTATTTTTTGTTTCTTAATTTCCAACAAAATCATATCATAAACTTCTGTTGGAATATCAGTGGTTTCCTTGCCTTGTATTTGGCTAATGCACTCATTTAGGTGATTTATCCTCTTATAGCAAAAGTAACTGACCTCCAGGGGTGGGTCTTTATAACTAGGTTTATCATGGTCTATTGTAATATATTCAACAGAGCAACAGTCGTTACAATAATTAATACCATCGTTTGGTAACATGTAAATATTGGATCCTGAACAAAACTTACAGCAATCCTTCACATCTGTAGACATTTTTGTTACATAATTATCATCAGTTAATTCTAAATATTTATCAAGTAAAGAAGCTCTATCATCTTTACTGTCTTGTTGATCTTCTTCATTATTTGATTTAATAAAAAACTTTAAAATGCTGTTGTCTCCCACATTTATCTTATTGATACTTTCTTCATCACCAGCACCTTTTTCAAGAATATCATAATATTTGAATAAAATAGGTGCTGTATTGACATAATAATCAACTTCATTCATTTGATCATAAATACCATCCATTTCCTTTTGTATATCATCTCTTGAATCAACAAGTGACATATAAGATTCGAATTCTTCATCAGATAAACCAACGGTTTTTTTCAATTTCAATAATCCATCAATCTTTGAGTTAATATCTTTTAATTCTTGTTTTAGTTGATTACATTTTAATTCGTGTTCTTGTAGTTGTGTAAGTTTGTTTGAATGTTGAATATCTAAAGTTTTCTTTAAAGTTGTGTTAACGTTTTTTGTTGTTTTTCTGACATTACTAGGAATGTTCATCTATTTTCATATGGAATATATTTGCCAGATATATCTTAAATAAGAAAGAATTATCTGGTTTCACCGATATTTTACCGGAAATTGTACTTTCAATTACGATAACTATAAAATTTGATTATTAAACTAAATAGAATTCAATAAGAAAAAATCAAAAATGAATGCATTTTTCAAAAGACATCCTTTATTTGTTTCCCTTATAGGAAATACGATTAAAACAGCATCTGCTGATGTTATTACACAGAAATACTTAGAAAACAAGAAAGAATTAGATTTGCAAAGATTAACCATTTTCACATCATTTGGTTGTCTTTATCTTGGAGGATGGCAACATTATTTATTCAATAATCTTTTTGTAAAATGTCAAAATGTTATGACAATAGCTAAATTTAAGCCTATATCTCAATCTGCTATATTAACTTTTTTGGATTTAGGAGTACATACTCCATTAATGTATTATCCTTCATTTTACTTGATTAAAGGTTCTTTGGAAAATCAAAGTGTGAACACCGTTGTGAAAACATATAATGAAAATATCAAAAATGATTTGATTGCTATGTGGAAGGTTTGGTTTCCTGCTCAAATGATAAACTTTACATTTGTTCCTTTACACCTTAGAATGCCATTTATAACATCAGTATCATTTGGATGGACAATTATACTTAGTCTTATGCGTGGCAGTAAAAAAAATGAATAATATAATCTTTTTATTTAGATTATATACAACACTATGAACACTAACTTACGAACTTTTCAAGTATCAAGTGAATTGTTCTGGGGTTATAGAATGGCTTTGGATATATCACATTTTGACAATATTAAAAGTATTATAGAATATGTCAAGAGTGATATTCGTACATTCTTGTTATCCCGAAATTTACAATTACTTGTAGAAAAATTAGATGAATGTAAATTCCATATACATGAACCTTATGAGACTTTTGAGAAAGTCGTCAATAACAGTACACCTAATGATGTAATTTACATTTGTGATCATTGCTGATTATTTTTTATTTTACATGTATTCACCACAATTGGAAGATATTTGTTGGGATGAGATAAAAACTTCATTTCCTTTCTTTTTCAGAGTATTTAGATCATCCTTAATACAAGATGATTTATGTGCATAATAACCCAGCACGCTTTCAAGATAGTCAAGAGAAGATTGTGATAGTTTGCTATCAGCTCTTTCAATTGACATATTCTTATGCATGTGCATTTCACTCATGAAACTACAGACTTGCATATCAAGACCAGTAAACTCCTCTAACAGAATATGGAGTTCGTTTGCAAAAGACAAACGAATATGCTCCCAACAAAAAGGAACTTTAACATTTGTAGCGTGTTGTAACGCATGAATCAGACTATTGTAAGTTTCACACATTTCATCTACAATTTTGTTATATCTTTCGGTATAATCTTGAGAATTAGATTCCCATATTGTCATGATGGCTAGTTGCTGATTATCAATGTTTTTAGTGGTATTCAACAGAATTTGAGCGATTTGTTCATCAATACTGGCTTGTTGTTCAGGCGTGAATGTGATGATTGACACGTCCATATTGTCCATTATGGTCAAATTGGATGTAATTTGCTTACAAGTATAATATTAGAAATTATCAAATTTTAAGAATAAATAAATAAAACAAAAGATATTTTGAAAAAAAAATATTTATATATTTTGAATTAAATGCGTTCGTGCGAAACAAAGTTTATTGAATCGACATCAAGAATGTAATACATTTCTCCTTACATTCTTCCATTGACTTCTTATTTGAAACAAAATACTTGAGTTTGCACTTTGGATGGCTCACGATTGCGTAGCCTTTTCTGTCTTTCCAATCTATAAGTTTAACATACTTTGGAAGTTGTTCTCCATTATCATCATACCTAATAGCATTATTTATAAGGGTTTTTGATATTCTACTTTTAACATCTTCTTTTACTTTTCTTTTTTCAAAGTTCAATCCATTTGGTTCCAATGTATCGTATATCTTGATAAAGTAGTCATTATAATAATCCAACAAATTCTTACGACATGATATAATTGGTTGGACTTTCATGTTGTCCTCACCAAATTTATCAAGTTCATTGATTACTCTTGTGTAACCAAACTTGCGTGCGTGTAGAAGAATAGCACTTTCTTTTTGATGTAATAGTTGGGATTGTCCTACAAACTGCATCCATGAAGGACTTGTAATAAGGTAAATGTGTCCATAGTTCTCTTTTGCATTCCTATAAATGTCCTTTGCTAATTGAATAGCGTCAACTACTTCCCTTGAAGTATGTTGGCGATATTTTTTACATTTTTTGTCTTTGAATTTTTCTTGGATATCTATTACTGCTTGAAGTTCTTCATCTGTTATAAGTCCCTTCTTATGTTGGAAATGTGCTAAGAAATATTGTAACTTCATTGGATTCCATCCAGCACATCCGTAGTCTGGTCCTGTTGTTATGCTGTGGTCGGGTCCATTAAACTCAATACATACAAGACAAACATTGTCTTTGGTATAACCTTTTGTGACATCAAGTCTTTCCAAAGATGCTACCCAATTAGACTGAAGATATGTCCCAAATTTCAATGGAAGACCTGAGTAGGCACAAAGTCCGTTTTGTTCATTATAAACGTCTATAAGAAATTGTAAATTGACATCATAAGCACCTCTTTCTGTTCCTTCTTTGTCTTTTTTTGCTCGGATTTTAGAAGCAAGTTTTGATGTGTTACACAGACTTTGGATATGTCCTCTTGGTGTTGCTCTTGTTAAATTCGCCCTTTGTCGTGAGCAATCACAGCAAATGTCCCCAATTTTTTTGTATTGTGAAGACGCCTTATAGTTTTTACAAGAAGTGCATTTATAATGAGTTTCACCATTAATGGTTGTCTTTAAAACTTTATCATACTTCACCTTACGAACTTTGGCTGAGAAGTTTGTTTCTACCAGATTAACATTTTGATCTAATAGATAAATCATTTCGTCCACTTTTGATAAAGTCCATTGCGAACGTGTGTTAAATTCTAAGCAACACAAAACGACATTGTCTTTTATATATCCTTTGCTTGGGTCTAATCTTTCAAGAGATACTTTCCATTCATTTTTATTAAATTGCATTGGAATATTAGAATAATAGCATTTACCATCTTGTTCATCCCATATTTCTTCCAAGTAAGGCAAGTCTATATCGTGTTGTCCTGCTTCCAAGCGACCAAGTGCTTCTCGTTTCTTAGCACTATTTGTAGATGCATGATACAATTGATTTAGGTAAGTCCTTAAAGTTACACTTCTTGCTTGTTTTTTTATTTTTTCTTGATCCATTGAAAAACAATATTAGATTTGGCAATTGAAGTTTATGAATATGATGAAGTTTACAAATAATCTTTGTAGATTTTATTTAAATAACTTCAATTTTAATTTAATTAAATGCGTTTTGGTGAAATTTTTTTCTCACTATTAAAATATAAATACAATAATGGGAGGTGGACTTATGCAACTGGTTAAAAAGTGGCCAGTTAAAGTTGTTCAAAACTTGGACAGCTAGTAGTGATTTAAGGTCTGCGACACTATCAAAATGCGGGAACAACCTTAGAGACTTCATTACTATTTTTAAGTAAAAATATGAAGTATTGGGAAATCCGCAGCCAAGCTTTTAATAATGAAAGGTTATATTATTAAGAGATGGTTCAGAGACTATACGGTAGTGGGCTTGAGAAGTCTAACCAACTTCGGTGAAAGCTTAAGATATAGTCCATCCTATATGGAAACATATAGAGAATGATGCGCTTACGGTGCTTAAGGATATCTTGGGCATCAACAGCAGGAGGTTATTGATATAACTTTGAAACCTGCTAGTAGTTGAACAAAGTTCAATTGCGAGATTATCAAAGTGCGGGGACATCCTTAGAGCTCTTTTTACTTAATTGATTTTGAGTAATAATAAAAGAGATTGGACAATCCGCAGCCAAATGTTCCTCAAGAACAAATGGTTCAACGAGCAGACGATAATCGGATTTCTGTGAAGATGCATTTATGTATTTGAGAAATTCTAAGGTGTGCTCTGTCCTCTATAGAAATATAGGGGTGACAGCAAGATATTTACCTTACCGGTAACCCTCAAATTACCTCATGAAAGGGGTATAACAGTGACATAAGTTGCTAGTGTTGATTTTACAAATCAATGCAACATCATCAAATTGCGGGAACATCCTTAAACATATAACTACCAAATTGCATTTTATGCAATGGCCTTTTTGGGTATGGTAAAAATGTTATATGGTATGTGGACAATCCGCAGCCAATATTGTTCAGAGAAAGATATTTAAGAAATTGCAGCATTTATATAGTTAATGGATACATCCACAAGAAATGGTCTAATATACTGTTTGACTTGCCCTAATGGAAAATGTTATGTAGGACAGACAGTTAGGAAGTTGGAAAGACGCTTAGAAGAACACGAAAAATACAACGATTGTAAATACATACATGAGGCAATAATGCAACATGGAATGTCTAATATGAAAGTTGATGTACTGTTTGAAGGTGTTGAAACTGAGCTAGACAAGCAAGAAAAAAAATACATCATTGAGCTCAATTCATTGCATCCAAATGGTTACAACATTAGGAGTGGTGGTTCACATGGTAGTATTCATTGTCCTGCAAGTCGTGAAAGAATGCGTCAGTCTAAACTTGGTGAAAAGAACCATAATTTTGGTAAACCAAGAACAGATGAAGCTCGAAAGAACATTTCAAATGCAAAGGCGGGTGAGAAACATCACTTTTACGGTAAGACCTTTACCGATGAACACAAATCAAAATGTGCCAAAGCACATAGGAAAAATCCAGACGATACAGATTTTCCAATGTATTTAGTTCGTGTTAATCCTCGTCCAGAAAAGTATTGTCATGGTGGTTATGCTGTAGTGAACCATCCATGTGTCAATAACAAATATTTTACTTCCAAGACAAAATCAATGGAAGAAAAGTATGAATTAGCTGCAGAATATCTTAATAAAGCAAATGAACAATTAGGTTCACAGACTAAATGATGATGGGTGGGTTTCAACAACCTACTTAAGATATAGTCGATTCCCTAAAAAATATCCCGAAAGGGAGGGTATTAAAGTCTTCAAGGTATTAATTTGCCTTTAAAAGTAGTTTAAAAGAACTGCTAGTATTGGTTAAAAACCAATGCAACATTGTCAAAGTGCGGGAACACTCTAAAACTGAAACATACCAAGTTTGCTTCATAAGCAAATGGCAAAGGATAGACCCTTTGGTATGGTTAAAACTGTTTCAGATATAACAATGAGCAATCCGCAGCCAAAAAATGGTTCAGAGACTATATGACAATGGGCGTATAAAAACGCTTAAGATATAGTCCGGCTCTTAATGTAAATTAGGAGATACACTGGATTTACCGTCGTCACACTAACTTCTCCATGGAATCCATTGAACAAACTTTCAATGGGTCTGCCGATAGATAAGCCTCAGTCGGCAAAAGATTTAACACATCTAGTAATACTTGAAAAGTATTGCAACATAACCAAATTGCGGGAAACTCCTTAGAGGTTGTGATACCACTTGTTGTTTAACAATAAGGAACACAGTTAATAGCTGTTCTCAATGGTAAAAATTCACAATATTGGACAATCCGCAACCAATCACTGGTTCAGAGACTATATGGTTATGGGTCTATTAGTTTAGGCTTAAGATATAGTCCATTTGATAATGAAAGTTATCAAATACAATATGGGGTAAAAAAGTAACTTGCACCATCAGTCGTAACGGTGATCTTATTCACCGCATGTACCTCCGTGTGACTCTCCCAGCTGTCACCGTTGCCGCTACCAAAGCCTTCAGGTGGCTCAACTGGCTCGGTCACATTCTCGTAAAGAATGTTGAAATCGAAATCGGTGGTCAACGCATTGACAAACACTACGGTGACTGGCTCCACATCTGGAACGAGCTCACCCAAACCGCTGGTCACCAACTTGGTTACGCCAACATGGTTGGTAACACCCCCAAGCTTACCTCCCTCGTGAAGGTAAACAGCGGTGGTGCCGCAGCAACCGTTCCCTCTGAAATCCTCTACGTACCATTCGAGTTCTGGTTTAAACGAATTGAACCTAAAAGTGCTACTCCTATCAAAAACGCATAAGATAGGTAAAAAGTTAAGTGGTGCACAATACCCTTACCCACCTCCCAATCCGGTAGGGTATTAATACCACAAGCACTAGTGGTTGTATATACATTACAACTGCAACAAAACCAAATTGCGGGAACTTCCTAAAGTTGTTGGATACCAAGGTGTAAGCATTAACTTACACTGGCTGAGACTAAAAACTCAGGTATGGTAAAAATTCCACAAATATATGGATAATCCGCAGCCAATATCATGGCTCAGAGACTATATGGTTTTGGGTCTTTTTTTACAAAAGGCTTAAGATATAGTCCACACCTCAATCGAAAGATTAGGTAGTCTGGAACCGTAACCCTGGTCTTGCGCTCCCATTAATTGCGCTCCAATACCATGAGGTCAAGGTCAACCTTGAATTCCGTGAACTCAGCGATTGCTACTTCGCTGGTACTTGGGATAACACCGATGTGACCCCCAGTCAATCCGCTGTTGTCCCAGGCTCTCTTGGCACTACCTCTCTGTTCGTCGACTACATCTACCTTGATACCGATGAACGCCGCAGGTTCGCCCAAGTTTCCCACGAATACCTCATCGAACAACTCCAATTCACCGGTGATGAATCCACTTCATCTACCTCCAACAAGGTGAAACTCAACTTCAACCACCCCGTGAAGGAACTTGTGTGGGTTGTGCAACCCGATGCCCATGTTACCGACGCTACCGCCGGTGCCTACAACGGTAAACAATGGTTCAACTACACTGATCACTATGATGTGTCATACGTTGCCGCTGGTGCCTTCACCTTCGCCTCCTCCAACATCCTGGTTAACAACCCCGATACCGCCGTGGGTTCCATGCCCGGTGTTGCTGCTGGTGGTGCCAACGGTGTGTACCTCCCAGTGTCCTTCGAGAACGGTACCAACCCCGTGTCTACCGCTAAACTCCAACTCAACGGTCACGACAGGTTCTCTGAACGCGATGGTCGTTACTTCAACCTTGTCCAACCTTACCAACACCACGAGAACGTGCCCAAACAAGGTATCAACGTGTACTCTTTCGGCCTCAAACCCGAAGAACACCAACCTTCCGGCACTTGCAACATGTCTCGTATCGATAACGCCACTCTTCAACTCAACCTCACCAACCAAGCCGTTACTGGTGGCCGTTCCGTGAAAGTGCGCGTGTACGCTGTTAAATTGGCAGCAGTAAGGGAAACAAATCCCTTGCTAGTGTTGGCTTTATGAATGCCAATGCAACATTGCTTGATGACGGGAATCCCTCCAATCAAGCTTACAACTACCACTTGTTTGGTGCAAACTAATCAAGGAACAGTGTTAATAGCACTTCCCAATGGTAAAAATGTTGTAAGTTATAGGGCAATCCGCAGTGGAGTTTCTAATAAAGAAACCCTCTCAGAGACTGAACGGCAATGGGGATGTAATATAAGCATTACATTCTTAAGATACAGTCCGTCCTTAAGTATGGTAAACTTTAAGGATATCACACAACTACAACGTGCTCAGGATTATGTCTGGTCAAACTCAGGCTAGAAAGAACTATGTGCTACAAATTCACATAGTTAGTGGTTTGCTACAATGCAAACTGCAAAATCACTTGTTGTTCGGGAACACCCTAAAACCACTTACCCCAAGTTGTTGTAGTGAAATACAGCAATGGCTGAGAAAAACAAACTCAGGTATGGGAAAAGCGAAGTGGATGAAGTATAAAAATAATTATACTGAAATGGGCAATCCGCATGCTTTATGTCTGCAAATGACAAAGCGACAGAGACTGAATAGTGATTGGTGGATGAATACATATCATCTGCTTAAGATACAGTCCAGCTTTCAAGGAAACTTGAAAAGATACACTGATGGGTGGTCTTAATAATAGGACCTTAAAGTTATTACTAACAATAATAGCTAGTGAGTTGTTAAAATACAACTTGCAACACAACCTCGTTGATCGGGAAACCCCTAAAGCTTATTGCACCAAGTTAGCATATGTAAATGTGTTAATGGCTGAGGAAAGAAACTCAGGTATGGTAAAAGATAATAAGATGCTACAATGGGCAATCCGCATGCTATTAGCCACAAACTGGTTAAAGCGTCAGAGACTGAATAGGTGTGGGTGGGTATTAGATAATACCTGCTTAAGATACAGTCCATTCCTTGTTGGAAACTCCAAGGTTAAAAAGTGCTTACTCCAACTAGAGTGTTATCTCTATTGGTTATTACAAGATTTATATCATTCTTTTAATCATTTTTTGATTATTCATAATAAAAATGAAAATCATAAACAACATCAAACTGAACTTCAACCATTTCATTTAAGTAATTGAAAAGTGTATTTTTGTTAATTAATGTAAGTTTTATATTTGAAAGTAAGATCATATAAGCAAGATACCAGTATGGTATTTACGAACCAACAATCAACATGGACACTGATAATATCCTTGAAACCCTTCTATGCAATGAGTTTACGAGTGAAGAACAGCAGTTATTTGTAAGCAACTTTAAATTATATCTGCAATATGGGTTAGACAATAGAGAATTCGTGATATCAGCAGATGATGTTTGTGAATGGCTAGAATTTGCAAGAAAAGGTAATCTGAAACGCTTACTAGAAAAGCATTTTATACAAGACACTGACTACACTATTGAAAAACCGCTTCTCACCAATGAGAAGCAAAATGGTGGTCAGAACAAAGAGAAAATTATGATGACTGTTGCTACTTTCAAAGCAGTATGTATGCTTCGTGATACTGAGAAAGGAAAAAAAACCAGAATGTATTACACAAAGATGGAAGAAATTTTTTTCAATTACATGAATATTAAACATCAAAATACAATAGAAAAAATAACAAAGAGTGCCGAAGAAAAAATTGAACTTGAAAGAGATGATCATCTAAGAATTGCCTATAAAGAAAGACCTTGTGTTTATATTGCAAAACTTGTCAACAATGATACAAATAAAACTATAATCAAACTTGGTGAAAGTGATAATATAAGCAAAAGAATATCTTCACTTTCAAATGAATACGGAGAGATGCGTTTATTAGATGTTTATCCTTGTATTTGTCCACATGACTTTGAACAATTTTTATTGAAACATCATCATATTGCTCCGCAACGTGTCAAACCCCAAAAAGAACTAATTGAATTAAATGTAAATCTTACAATAGACAAAATTAAAGATATCATAAACAAGAATATTACTTACTTTAATGAACAAAAAGACAAACATATAATCAATATTCTTCAAATGAAACAAAATGAGTCAATCAGTCAAGAAAGATTATTTGTGATGCAGCAATTATCATCTTGTCAAGATGATGAAATGAAACAAGTATGGATGCAACAACTTCAAATTTTGAATGAAACCTGCAAAGTCAATCCAAATACAAGTATTACTGAAACTCGAGAGATAGACATTACACCATTAAATCTCAAAAGAAAAGTTTATAAATATACACCTGATAACCTTGAAAATCCAATAGCAGAGTTTAATAGCCTTAAAGAAGCGGCACGTTCTCTTAATCATAAGGTACAAGATTATCACATCAGACAAGCTTGTGTAAATAATACTTTGTTTGCTGATTATCGTTGGTATTATGTAGATAATGAAGATAAACCTGATAAGATTCCAGAAACAACTACAATACAACCCAAAACACCAAAACGTAATGGACTTATTGCACAACTTCACAAAGAAAAGACCAAAATACTCAATGTTTTTGTTAATCAAAAAGAGGCATCGACACAAATGCATTTAGCACCTTGTAGTATCACATCTGCACTGACTAAAAATAAAGTTTGTGGCGGCTTTTATTGGGTATGTTATGATGAATGCTCACAAGAACTCAAAGAAACATTTGAAGGTGAACTACCAACAAATAAACAACCATCAACTTGTTCAAAGTCTGTGGTACAAATGAAACCAGATGGTGAAATAGTTGAAACTTTCCAATGCTTACAAGATGTTTGTGTAAAATATGGTACTTGTCATAAAACAATTCAAAAGTACAGTGAAACTGGTAATCTATACAAGGGTTATAAGTGGAGAATAGAGTAATAATGATGCTAATAATTATATATTATGCAATGGGATATGTTAGTGCAATACAATCATATTGCACAAGTAAAACAAAATATTTTAAATTGCGTTTAGGAAGTTAAGAATGTAGATAATGTAATAATGTCCAAACAACATTGAAAAAATTTGACCATTACACCTTGGTTATCTATTTATCAAAAAGAAATAATGGCTCAATCGTTTGTGTTCTTAAGGTCAAATGTTAGATCACCAGGAGAAAGGACGTATTATAGGATTGAACCAAAAAGAAAACAAGAAAAATATTGTGATGACGATGAATTTAACAAAATATATATACTTAAAGAATACAGGAAACAATTTCAACGGTTATTTATTATACTTCAATCAATTTGTAAATTGAATATGCCATTGTCAAACATATCCAATCACGAAGTAAAACAAATTTCTGTCATAAAAAACTTTCATAACTCAATGAACATAAGTTATAACAATATTCATACAAATAAGAAATCCTTACTTGAACTTGAAGATGTTAATGAAAATGACGCAATACTCATATTCTTTGGAGAAACAAATTACACAGTAGGGTATAGCAATTTTATCAAAATATTACATGGATTGCAAAATCTTGATATATCATTTCATATAGTTAACTTAACTGATGATAAGATTCCATTTGAGATAGAACTATATTATGATAAACAATGTTTAACAAATATTATAACTTTGAATGATACATTACCAAAAACAATGGTGATTACACATGACAACCTTCTTGAAGAAGCTGTTTCATATTATAAAAATAATGGCATAGAAATAACTGATATTGTTGAAGTTATAAAAATGATGTTGAATTCATCAAATTATATCTTATCTAATGCATTCAAAGAGAACAAAATTGACTTGAAGGACATTCAATTTAAATTCAAACAACTTGCTTCACCTGAAAGCATATCAAGAGATGATGTTCTCTTTGAGGTTTTCAATATTGATAATACAGTATCATTTATATAACTTCAATCATCGTTTTTTTTCAACATATCAATAAAATTTGAATAGTGTTTTATGACATTACACATCAACAAAGTGATAAACATTTTAATATTGTCATACTGTCTAATGATTAAAAATTGAATATAACACTCTGCATCTACAAATCAAATACACTACAACTCAATATTAGTCAATATGCATCCACGAGTGAAATTCTTTGTATATCTTATGTTCCTTTCACAAGTTTTCATACCAATTCTTCATGAAGTTCATGATGATATGTTAAGCAAAAACTATAAGAAAGAGTATTCTGAATTCTTTGGTGTTACACTCTTTTACACCAATCTAACAGTAAAAGTAATGATGATACAAGAAGTTATACAATATATATATTCACTCTTTTGAAATTTTATTTTTTTACAGAATACAGACATAAAATTTGAACAAGATAACTAAGTAAAAAACATTGGAATGAAATAGTATCACGAATTTCTATCAATATCAAAGATGGAACTTGGATACATCTGTGAATCTTACAATCAGAATATTGTATACATATACTATAACTTGTTAAACGATAAAGTATACTTCAAACATAATGGTAATAATCTATATGATTGTAAGTATGTGAATGATTTATCAAAAACGAAACTTTTTGAAAATATTCAACACTTATCAGAAAAATGTATTGAATTATGGACAATGGACAAGGACTTAACACATTTAATGATAGTTCGTGAAGATTCTGTAAATATTGCTTCCTATAAGGAACATTTCAAGATATTCAATAACTTTGAAAGTTTTGAACAGTTTATACATAATGATTTTGTAAGTGATATCAGAGAACATTTGAATAAACACTTTACAAAACACTATAAAGTGATTGAAAACAACTTTGAGGATATGGCAAACAAACATCAAGGACTCAAGAAAGAGATGGATAATATCAATGGTGTTTTTCACAGAGATTTTATCAGACTACGAAAGTACATAGAGTGTATCAATGAAGAATTGAAAACAACAACTTGTGACATACAACATGATCTTAGAGTTCTTCAAAAGAGAGAATATAAACCTCTAAAGATAAATGACGAATTGCATCGATTAACTCCTCAAAACCTTCTGGATGAATGTGTAGCTTTCTTCAATTCAAACACTTCATTGTGTAGTGGTGATGTTGTATCAACGATAAAACATATGCTCAATACAAAACAATTTATATTGAGTGATGAATTTAAGAAAAGTAAACTTGACCTACAAGACATCTCTTTTCAATATAAAATCCTAACTAATCCAGATGAGATATCACGAGAAGAAATCATTGATGCTGTGTTTAATATTAGTAACTAAGGGTTGATATAGGATACAATAAATCTTAAAGGTAGAACACTACTATCAAGATTAATGTTAAACTTGTGAAATTCTAAAAAATTGAATTATACATATTTATTCAAAACACTTGATTAAAAGTAAATGCATTTATGCAATCACAATATTGATACTGTTAATCATAATGAACCCACGTATAAAACTAATTCTATGTCTATTTGTTGTTTCCGAAATTTGCATACCATATCTTGAAAAGAAACACAACAATCAAAATTTAACATTCTTAGATTTGTTAGTATTCTATGCTAGTCATTTTACTATAAAAGGGATTATAGCTCAAGAAATTGTGTCATACATTTATTCATTATTTGAAACATAGTCTTTTTTTACATATAAACTTTATGTATCTATGTATTTCGCGCAATTGCTAATACATTTTGCAGTATACTTCACATTCATTTAATCAGGCGTTCGTGTTTCTTGATATATTTTAGTCTTTTTAAGAATGGTCTATTAAATTTGTAATAGTGTTACTGTAATAATCATTCTATCTTACATCAGTTATAATTGCTTTATCAATTATAACTTGTCTATCAATCAAAAAATAAATCGCAACAAGAAGTAATGGAATATCCAATATCACCTTTATGTATACAGTTTTCAAAAACCCAGCAAATAACAAATTCACGAGTATCAGATTTCTTAGGTCTTTCTCCAACAGAAAAAACAAATAGACCTATCTATTATCATTTTAAAAAACTTGAGTACAAAGGCCAAAAATGGGATGCATTATACTATGTGTTATTCTATCAATATAATCCTGGATATAAAGTCCTATGGAAAACACTTGGATTTCATGAAGCAGATGTTGAGAAATTAATAGTTCTCTATAGCAAGGATACAAAAGAACCCACTTGGGTATATTTTGGTGCCCATGGGAGAGGACAAGGGATTTGGTTGGAATATAATAAATGTAAGTTTACCGAAAATGGAACTCTTAAAGTCTTTGTATCACCAACATCTCACGCTTTTTATCCACAAGTTAAAAGGTATTGGCGTTTGTGCTTTGTTGCAAATGATGTTTGTGATGAACAAGGTGAAGAATGGACGCCATCACCCATATGCTTTGAACCATCAGAAAACCAAGTATGGTCAAATACACATTATCAAGTACGACCGGGTATAAATTCACCTTTCAACACACCAAGTCCCAACGAACACTCTATCAAGACATGGGAACGTATACTCTTGTTTTTACCATCAGTCCGCAAAAGAATAAGGATATGAATGATAGATCTATTTCATATGATCTGTGTAAGGTCCATATAAAGTTTATCTTCCAATAGCCAGTATCCTTGTATTAAATCCCTTTTTTCATTAAGTTCTTGATAGTTTACTTTATTTGCAAACTTTTCTATTCTGATATTTGTTTTGTTATTAGTTAAAATCCAATAACCGTTATTCTCAGTATTAAAAAAAGCAATTAGTAAGTTTGTTACAAAATCCCTTTCCATTGAAATCTAATATTTTTTAGTTTTGTATTAACAAACTAATAATCATAATTTTCATCATCTTTTGTGTACAAATAATCAATGATTCTATCTTGTAGGTAAATATTCAGATTATTAAGAGATATAAGATTTTTTTGTTCTTCTTTATCAACAACCTTTATTTTTTCCTTTTGAATGACAAGAAAATTCTTGACATATGATGATGTAGGTGGAATTATATTATCAATTTCATTTATTAGCATGTCTAGTCCAGATGTCTTTCTGTCATCCCTGTTTTGTTTTAGATAGTTATACCTATCTATAACTTTTTGGTTGTATTTAGAGTATTTCAAAAATAGATAATCTTTAATTACATCTACAGTGATGTTTTCTTTTTTCAATGCATTAGTATCAAACTCAAACCAAATTGGTTCTGTTTTACTGAATGTATATATACATATCATAACTTTTTTATCATTGAACCTGGTAAAATTTGGTGTATCCTTTGGAGAGTTTCTGATAAGAAACACATTAAATATACAATCAATCACAACATCATATATGTTCAATTTATTCAGCTCCGGCTTTATGATAAAATATACAACATAACTCTTAGAATTTCCAATGAAGTTGACGCAAGGGTTCCAAACTGTAAAGTCCTCACATAAATTTTGTGAGGCGAGCTGTAGTTGATGTTCAATATTGTATACAATTGTCTCATTTTTGGTAAGAGTTCTCCATAATATCTTGAAATGTTTGTATTTCTTTGAAATTTCACCAACAATGTCGTGATGTAATGTAATTGATTTTATAATATCTTTATCAACAGCATCATAATCTTTCAAGGGTTTCGAGAAATGTTTATCACATTTACAAGAATATTGTGTATGGTTAGTCTGATTTAAGTTCCAACATTTATGAAATGAACATATTATACTGTATATATCCATGATGGTAATGTCGTCATTATATATTCCCTTTTTACACACTTTCATAACATGGACTATTAATATCATTTCCAGTGGACATAAGCTAGGTATCTTACTTTTTTTTAATTGAATTTTTATTTTTTTTTGCATCTTCACAATTGTTTCGTGAATTATATCATAGTATTCGGAATACATTGAATGAGCATTATCATTTGATGACAAAGCAAGAACGGGTATGCTCTCACAAATTCTATTTTTTACAATGTTTCTAAGTTCATCATAATATTGAAGATGGAAACATTTTTTAATTGGTAGTTCTGATATTGATTTCAATATTGCAAAATATTGTTTATTGTCACTGTATTCTGAGTACTCTTGGTCATTTACAACATTAAACATGAGTGAATAGAAAAACACACAGTATCTTATTACATGATGACCCCAGTCTATTGTAGAACATTTCTTATCTACAACGTCACAATTATCACAACATGTCTTTTCCATTTTTGTAAAGATGTTTTGAAACTCTTCTCTTAATCTATCATAATGATTTAGTTTTGCGTAGTTACAAATATCTTGTACTTTGATAAATGAACTTATACTATTAAGCTTTAATGTGTTGATGATATCAACATTTGAACTTGTTTTTGCAAACCTCAAGACAATGTCATCGCCATTATCAACAATTCCAATGTACAATCGTTTTTTCTGTCTTGTTATTGCAACATGAAGTAATGAATCGTACACTAAATTGCTTGTATCTTTACTAAAGCATTTCAAAGCTTGTTCGGTGACACCAAGAAGAAATACAACTTCACAACCTAACCCTTTCGAAGAATGTATTGATAATATTCGTGTTGCATGTTCAGACTCTTTTACATTGATTGGTTTTCCTTCATCAGATTTATGAAGGTATGAAAATTTGTAAAATTCTCCATTATTTATACGTTCCTTCCAATACTCATGTTTTTGAAGAACTCTCATTTGGTAATCAACTGTCTGAAATTTTTTAATCCAAAATTCTTGCAGTTTGGATTCAAGAATATTAGCTAACTGATTATTTTTCATGATAGGAAAAATAAACATAAAGTTGTTTGGTAAGTAATTATGTTGATCTATTTCTTTCTTAAGATATCCTATTATTTTATCAACCAAATGGTTTATTTTCTTATTATCTGTATCATTTGAGTAGATTACTTCATGTTGAAGCAATGTAATAGGGTTAATGTCATCTTCATGCTCATAGATACATTTACCATCACAAATGGAAGTAATTTCATGTAAATTGTATTTATTGAAATCTATTACATTATTAACAAAGTCAATGAATTGAACATTGTGAAATCTTCTTACTTTATTTTCACCAATATCAGTTAGTTTTTTTACTCGTGGTAAGTCATTATGTTCAAGATAAGTGTAGATATTGTTTTCTCCCCAAATACTTTGAAGTTTATCTCCGATAATGAATACATCAATGTAAGTGCTTCTCATTATTTGTGCAACTGATTCAATGACATTTTTATCTAAATCCTGTGCTTCATCAATTAAAATCAGACATTCTTTGTTCAAGTATATTTGGTTTCTTGCATATCTTGTCATACCTTTCGAGTTGGCTTCTAAATGTCCTTCTTTGATTGATTCAATAAGACCTTCAAAAAAATTTCTTGATTTATTATTTTTATTCCCAAGAGCGTACATGAATGAATCAATAGTTCCCATAATAACAATGCATTCATTACTATTTCTTGAATTTACAAATGTAAATTTGTATTGTTTTCCACATTGGTGGTTGCATTCATCAGATACTTCTTCAATATTCAATTTGCCTTCTTGGTATTGTTGTTTGAACTCATTGTATATTACTTCCTTAGCTGAATGTGCCTTTGTTAAATAAATGAATGTTTTTTTATGTTTAAAACGTTCATCATTAGATAATAATTGAATACTCTCATATGTCTTACCACAACCAGCACCTCTTTGATTGTGATATAAAGTACATTGTGGTAAATCATGATCTTCCCATAAAGTGTTAATGTAGTCATTTACATAAGCATCCTCAAACACATCAACACTTTTAGATTCATAAACATCTATCATGTTACTTTTTATATCATTTGGTGTAACTTTGTATATATTCTCTTTATGATGCAAGAAAATGAATGGCAAGTTCACAAATGATTGATATTTCCAGAAGTCATTGACAAACGTAATCATGAATGTATTGCTGACATTCATATAATCTACTTTTATACTGTCATTACAATCAACAATCCAATGCACACTTCTATTATGACGATTATAATCGTGAACTCTTTCTTCAACTTCACTTTGCTTAATATAACTATGTTGGAATTCTAAGACTATGTTTCTTATTAACACATCTGCTATTCTATTTCTAATGCAACCATCTACTTTCTTGTGTTTAACTTCCATATCAAAGTTTGAAAACTTTCCTTGCCAGCAACTATGCCAATTTGTCATTGGTCCACCGCTTTCATCGTTGTTGTTGACATGTTTAAAGTGACACCTGATTTTTTTTGATGTGTATGGCTTCAATTTATGACCATTTTTACAACACAACGTGATTTCTTGTTTATTAACAATTGACTTCAGTTTCTCATTATTCTGATATGTATCTATACTTATTGGTACTCCATTATATTCTTCATATTTAACAGTGTTTGTTTTAAGAAAAGCGTATTTTGATTGAAAGTTATTATTACATAACATCTTATTAATAGGATTGTGGTTAATTAAAATTAAATTTCTGTTATATAATTTTGACTTTAGTATTAGTATTTACTTGTAATTTAATCAGTTTTGTTTGTGATTATTTTTTTACACAAGAAATAAAAATGGAAAAATCCTTACAACAAACATAATATAAAAACATCAACATAAATATGGCTAATATGATCAATGAGTTGCCGCTTGTACTTATTGACGACATAGTATCACGTGTTGATGCTATGTCAATTCCACATTTTAAGGCAACTTGTAAATTAGTAAGCAATCAAATTACTGATGAATGTTATGACAGTATTGTGGTAAAACATATCAAAGAAAAACTTGAAAATATTGTGAATGTTGTTAAAAAGTATCATGTTGCTTTAACAAACAATGATATTGAAGAACAACTTTTTAAAAAGTTGATTTTCCAACTTCATGATCATAAGTACGAGGAAAAGGCTTCTATGGCAATTAAGTGGATGATGATTTCCGCATATAAAGATACAAATTTCCCAATTATAAGACTGAAAACAACTTTTATGAGATACATCAATAATTTACCATTGATAGAAAATGATGATGTTATACTTAACGCTTTTAAAAGGTTTGTAGTTGGAACAGACAAGTCTACGTACATTGTTTCATTCAATTATATTAATAATAGCTCAAAAGAGAAGAGTCATTATTGTGTCATCAACCTTCAATTTCACGATAATGGAGATGTTAAAATGCATTTCTCTATAGAAGATGTTGATAAAAACATATCCAGAGTATATAGTAAAAAAAGTCGATGCCCTCTTAAAAGATGTGTAAGATTTATTGAGATTATTGTCAATGATACAACCTTAAATGAGTTAGCGGAATGCATTGTTGCAGAACTTGGAAGAGAGACGTGTCAATCAAAAATTCAAGTTGTGAGCAATATTGATAAATGGGTAGGAAATTTTACAAAGTATAAAGAGACATTTTATGATAATGCCATTAATAGTTTTGTAAATCCAACAACCTACAGAGATGAAATTATCAATATCTTGTTTTAAAATTTACAGAAAGTTTTATTTTTACTATATTTCTTATGAAACTATATAAGAAAAATCAACAAGAAGTTTATATATCATGGCAAACACTAAGTTCTTCAGTCCTACAAACAGTCAGGAAATAAAAGAATATCCACTTGGGACAACTGGAACAAGCTTGAGAAACGTTGCTAAACTCACTGATGATGATTTATATAATCTTCCAACAAGTCTTGAGAAAGTTTATATTGCTTGTGCTTCACATATTACACATCTAAGAGGTCTTCATCGTCTAAAAAATCTCAAGTCCTTGGATATTGATGTATGTCCATTTATCACCAAAGAAGCACTTGATGATTTGAGAACTGCACTGCCAAATACAGATGTAAACACATGGGGATGCTGGCAACTTGCTGCATCTTGTCCAGAAGTTCAAAAACAATCTGACGATTTGTTCATCAATGTATTGGGTGTTGTTCCACCAAGACTATGGGTATAATAATAAATATCAATTGCCTTATTTTTTAGTTACTTGACTATTTGACGTTGTGAATATGAGTACTTACAGTATAATATGTACTTATTTATTTCTCCATTGTCGTGCTGTAAGCACGATATGATGTATCCATGTTTGTAAAGCAGATTTGGAACTGAAACAACCTGATCGTACATATAGAAATCTTCATTGATACCTATAATAAGATGCCCTTCATTTAAATCCATAACGTTTTTTACGGATTCCATAAAATTATTAAGTTCTAAATATGGAATATTCCATAGAAAGACTGACACAACATCATACTTTTCAGTTGGGTGGTAATCTTGCAAAGATGTCTTTTTAAACTCAACACCATGTGTTTCTAATGGAAACTCATTATGGTGAATATCAATGGCAGAAACCGATTTTGCCCCTATATCTCTCAACATCATTATTGCATTTTCTCCGCTTCTTGTTCCTACATCTAGAACTTTGCGTCCCTTAATGCATTCACCATTTAATTTCTTAAACAACTGGTTTGAAATTATTGTACGATAAGACATTGTACGACAATACAGCTACGATATACTATTCATTATCATATTGTTATCCATTTTTTTGCTAGCACTCTCATTTTGTCTGCTTTTTATACATAGCCTTGTGAGATTTTGTTTTTCTTTTCACTCCTCCTGATTGATTACCGTCATGTACAAATAATTCAATGTATTTGTCATAGTCAAACTTGTAGTATACCAAGCCTGGATTTAGTTGTCTTTCAATATTGCCTTTTCCTTTCCACACTGACACAAAACTATCTTGATTGACATTTTGAATGAGGAAGTTTCCATTTTGATATTTCTCAATCACATCTTGTGGAATTTCGCCTTTAACACCAAAATACACATATTTAACAACCTTGTTTGTATTCGATGACGTTAGGTTATCAAGTATTGATCGAGTTTGTCCTTTTATTGCATTAGGAATTCTAATCGGAAACCTTGGTGGTGGTGGATACTTTTGGACATTTACTCCACCGCTTTGTTTAGTATCTACAATAACAATATCAATTGGAACTTTACCAGTTATCACTAAAATGTCTTCTACAAGCCCAAGTTTATCTTGACAAAGTTCTACAAATTTGTTGTATTTCACACTAATGACAATCTTGTTTTCAGTTGCATTTTTTATTTTATAAGAATCGTTTGCTACTAACCCAATGATTTTTAAGTTTGTTTCTACAGCCTCTCCGTCCTCACGAGTAAAGAGAAGGTCTAAATAGTAATTATCCATGTCACTATTATCACCATTAGGAGACACTTTTTCTGGTTTCTTGCCTAAAATCATACTTGCTTTTGTCAAGACATTCTCTGTAATGCGGTCTTCATCTATTTTATCCATTTCGCTTGTTTCTTCACGAGTGTAGAAATATAAACAATCAGTTTGACTAGCAGAAAAAAGCATACTATATGCTTCAGGTCTATCTTCTTGAACATTATTTGATTGTTCTTTATTATTGTTATAAGCATCCATGGCTTCACTGTATGTTTTATATGCCGATGTGTCAACACCATGAATAACAATATGACTATTGTTCCAATCAGCTTCAATAACATCATTCTCTTTCCATGAATTCAAAACAAGTTTAGGATATTTATTTCCATTTGGATAAGGACAAGTGATACCAGCAATAACATGTCCACTCCCGCTTCCATCAGGTTTGTTTTGCATTTGAACTGAATCTAAAGTATACAATGTTCCATTTAATGATAACTCTTCTGCAACTTTGTATGTTTTTTCAAAATTGTCTCCTAGTTCTACTAAGCGATCTGGAAATACTTTCAATGCAATGATATCAATTTTGATGTTAAATTGTTTATATTTTTTCAATATCATTGACAGATGGGATGTAAGAGCTTGTTGCTTAGAATAATCGTAATTTTCAATAGTTAAAAAGAGAACATTATTCATCTCTAATGAACATAAAATAGGCTTTAATGCTTCACCAACATACCCACCTTTACCCGTATTTTGAATTGAAGCTCTCCTTGTAATAAAGTAATTATATCCAAGAGTGAATACAAGTCCACTCTTATCAATATGTGATTGGTTGTTGTCAAATTTCTCTCCAATATCCTCCATTAGTTTACAAGATGCAACTAATGAAGTTCCTAAGTTATAACATAAATCAAATGTCCAATTAAAATTTTTGTAGAAACTAGGTCGTTCTATCATGTTCCACAACATAATGAAAAACCATTTGTAGTCTTCATATTCTTGTGTTGCTAGCAACTTACTTTCAAGGTATTGTATTTGTCTTCCAATATAACGTCTCATTCCTCTTGAAAAAAACATGCTGTGTATCAGTGATACATAATAACAGATACCAAACTCATGTTGCATAAGAGTTTTAACATCCATACAGTTTCCAATTCTTCGTTTATTTTTGTGTGATTTTCTAGCCGTCCTAATCATGTTTTTCAACATACCTAATTCTAACTCATTGTATTCTGGAAGAAACTCTCCTTGAGGAGTTTCTTCATCTTCAGGGTGAAAGTCATCTTCATATTTTTCATCATACTCTTCATTATCATCACCTCCTTTTTGTTTCTTAACAGCTTTCTTAGATTTGACCATTTATATATAATTGATAAATATAATACAAATCATATCTCACTTATAGAAAAACATATATTATAGATAAACAATGAAGAAAATTATTGTTGGTGGTGAAATCAAAACTCTTTCTGAAGTACAAGCACTTACATTAGCACCAGGTATTGCAGGTAAAGATATCCTGGCAAAGTCAAACACTGGTTCAGGTAAGACATTAGCTTTCTTGATGGTAGGGGTTGAAAGAATATTGGCACATAAAGGACCAGATCCAAAAGCATCCTTTCCAATTGTGATTCTAACACCTGTAACTGATTTAGCTGTTCAAATTATGCAAGTAGCAAAGCAATTCCTAAAATATCATGGCATGGAAGCTGATTTAGTAATAGGTGGAACAGATGAAACAAAAGATGTCAAGAGACTATCAAACAATCGCATTGATGTTTTGGTTGCAACACCTGGACGTTTCAAATCACTCCTTAACCAATCACCTAAAATCAAAGAACGGTTATCATTGTGTCAAACCTTCATTATTGACGAAGCAGATAAAATGACTGACCCAGGATTCTTAGGTCAAACTAAATTTATTCATCAACTCGCAATGAACCCAAAGATGCAAACACTTGCATTTTCTGCAACAATGGACAAAGCAACAATGATGTCTTATGGATTATTGAAATCAACTGCAGTATTTATTGATGCTGCAGCAGGAACTAAGCCCCAAGTAAACACCAAAGTAACACAAGTATCTGTCATTACAGATATATCTAATCATTTAGATGCTTTAGTAAAAGTTGTCAAGGAACAAATAAAACAATCAAAACAACCAAAACAAAAAGGTGGAAATGCAGCAGCAACTTTGGATCTTAATGTTGGTGCTCATAAACTAAGTAGTCCAACATTGAAAGCTTTGAAGGAATGGGAAATGAAATCGCTAAGTGGATATAGAATGATGATCTTTCTGCCAAGTAACACGTACATTGATTATATTGCAAAAGTTTTTAAAGCTGAAATGCCTGAAGTCACAACATTTAGTCTTCATGGTGGAATGCAACAAAATGCAAGGTCTAAAACATCAGAAGCATTTAGAACAACAAGTAACTGTGTGATGTTCACATCAGACGCTTCAGCACGTGGTGTAGATTATCCAGATGTATCTTGTGTTATCCAAATGGGTTTTGACAGTCGTAGTGAGTATTTACAACGAGTTGGACGTACAGGACGTGCAGGTAAAGATGGTGCAGCATATCTAATTACTGCACCTGAAGAGAATGTAGGTGTTGAACTTGTATGTGATGTATTAAATGAAATACATATTGATAAAAGTCTTAAGGATAATGTACCAAAGTGTATTACCAAAAATCATACCGTCCATCTTTATGTTCCATCGCAAACGAAGTTCCCTACAGCTACACCAGATGCTAAGAAAGCGTATCGCGGTTGGTTAGGTTCTTTAGCAAGTAAATGGAAGCGTTTAAAGATGACACCAACATCAGTAGTAAATATGGCACAAAGTTTATCAGTCTCCATGGGTCTCGGTGAAGTACCTCTTGATAAGCTTCATGAAAAGCTTGCTATAAAAATAAAAGCTAAAAAGTAAAAACAAAATAGATTTATTCAATGTAAGATGAGAATACCCATGTATCCTCTTTAATCTTCCACGCCTTTGCCTTACTAATGAACCTATCGTGAACCTTTTGCATTGATTCATTATAATATTTTACAATCTTTTCCAAATCATTTACAATTTCTAGAACTTTATTATTGTGTAGCTTTGAGCGAGCCATTTGATTGAGAAACTCACCACCAACCTGGATAATCATTTCACAGACTTGACTCTTGGCTAATTTAAAATCTCTTTTCTTTTCACGTTGTTGAAGTTCTTTTTTCCAAACAGCTTCATCAAGTTCTTTGAGTAGATACTTTATGCGAAGGTCTCTATTTTGGGTCACTACATCATTGTTTTGGTTTCTTATAACATCATAATCTCGCATATGTGAAAGACATCTTAACAAATTAAAGATACGTGTAAAAGTGGTAGATGTTGGATATAATCTCATTAGGGTTCCTGCATTTGGAAGTTCATTACCTCCACAAGGATTATCAAGTGGATTCCTTGGGACTTCACCATTGTTATTCCGTCTCAACCACTCATAATAGTGAGGGTTGTGGATGTTAGATGTTGTAATCTCCTGACCTGAATTCCATGAGAATGTTGTTTGACATTCGGTACACCACATTTGGTCACAATTTCTTACAACTGTCATGTCTGGTAAGAGGAACTTCTTGTTGTAATCAATAGCCCATCCAAAGTAGTTTCCTCTACCAATGTGTTTTACTGAGACTGATGTTCTGTAGTTATCTTTGTTAGGAGTTGAGTCAAAACATTCTTTCCTCAAGACTCTCGTTGGAAGCTCAGACAACGAAGGGCTTGAAATATTGATTGAAAAAGCTTCTCTTCCTTTTGTTTGCTTTCCATTAATCACAAGTGATTTTCTTTCTTTGTGTGTACTTACACTGACAAAATAGCCAAGAGATCTAGCTATTAATACTGCATTACTTACAATGTTTGGGTCAGTTTGACGAATGATAATTCTTTTACCTTCGTTTAATGGAACATGTCCATCTGTGTCTGCTAAGCCTGCTAGAAATTCCATTCTAGTTTGTTTATCATTGACAACATAATCCATAGGAATATGTTTGTTCTTAATGAGGTTGTAGTGCTCTAACTTTTCCTTGAGTGGATTCTTGGTTAATCTTGTGATTTCAGTAGTCTTATATTTCTTTTCAGGAATATCACATACAGGTGATGAATGACCTGATAGCAAGCACCCCTTACACGAGCCAGATGTGCATCCGTGCCCAATCGCAAGTCTTGTATTTGTATTGAGCCTTCGACGAGTTCGAAACTTGTAAGGTCCATCATGAACCAATTCCGCTCCATAGCCATCGCACCACTCCAACAAATACTCTAACACCTCTTTGTCATTGCTCGCAAAGTCTAATCCATTGTTAATACCATCACCAATCCAAAGACCTAACATGTAAGGCTCAAGATTAACTTCTTTTTTCTCCCATTGAATAGTGCTAGCCCTAAAACCTAATAGTCTAGATTTAACATTATTATCAAGTGACATGTATTCTTCAACAGTCATCTGGATTTCCAAAGGGAAACGAATAGTCTCTCTAAACTTTTCAAGTCTCTTTAGAGCATCTTCATTAGTTTCATTAGCATGTGGTCGTTCTTTCTTTTTTTGAACCCTTCTTTCATCATGATTAAACCACATAAGTACCCAAAAACCGGATGATTCCCAGTAAATACTTCTATCTCCTGACATCTTCAACACCAAGGTATGCTTAGAGTTGACAATGTAATTGACACCTTTATTTTGAGAAACCTCATAAAGTTCATCTTCCCCACTGAAAAGGTGAAGAACATTTCGAGGAAGTCCATCATCACCCACCAAGACATCACCAATCTTTACATCTTGTGACATTTTGGTTTCTCCATTCCACAATAGGATTGGTGTATCTTGAGCAAAGCAACCGGAGACCTTTGATATAGCAGCAGCACACTTTGGACAAGGCTTTGTTTCCTTAGCAATCATCTTTACTGATTCAACCATATCAGGATTACACGTATGATTTTCATCTTTTTGAGATTGTTTCACTTCGTGACAATGTGGACAAACCCAAGTTTCACAAATGCCACATTTATATTGACTGCTTAAGAAACCACGGCAACCACTTACAACACACGCTTTTATGAAAGTTTTACGCTCTTTTTTGGTCTTTGAAGTTGAAGCACTAGCACCATTTGTAGCTTCGGCTGCATAAAAGTCATTCCTTTTTTGACGTATCCTAGCATCTATAGCATTCAGTTGTGCATAAAGTGCATATTTCTGTGACTCCAATTCTTTGCACTCTTTCTCCATAGCTCTACGACGTACTATAGCTTCAGCGTGTTCTACGGTTTCTATCAACAAACTCTTTTCACGTTCAACCAAAACATTCTCACGATGTAAAGGGAGTTCTTTTGTCCTAAACGTTTTTGTCATATTTAAATCAACAAACTCACGATTGAACTCAATATGACAACTCATACAATTTGGATTTTTTTGGTTTAATATATGTTGTTTCATACATAATACACACGTTGTATAGTTGCAATAAGGACATGTTACCTCCTTTCGCAGTCTTTGTGTATATTCTTCAATGCAAATAGGGCAAGTTTGAGCCATATTATCTGTAATTAATATTATATGAAGATTACAACTTAAATGATTTTTAATATTAATAATGTTGAGCTTCCACTTCATATTCAAGAACTTATAATTGATAAACTAGATAACAAGAGTAAGGCTATATGTAAAATTATTAATACCTATTTCAATAAGTATGTTGGTAATGTGAGCCCAAAACATATTAAACATCAGGTTATGTTCTTGAATGTATTGAAGAGCTTGACTGAAAACCCAAACTTTGCATTCTTCAACTTAGCAGTAAATTCATCCAACTTTAGGATGATTGTATCTGACGAAAATAGTTTTGAAGTCTACGTATATATCATTAAAAAAGGGTTAGGTGGAAAGACAGTTACAAGAAACTTTAAAAAACATAAGTGTGCTATTAACTTTCAAGATATGTTTAAGAGAAAAACATTATATGGTACACTTGGTATTACTTCTGCTCAATTATTTGAAGACATATTTACCAATCTAAGAAGTGTTGCTTGTGTTTCGGGAAGGCTAACTCCATCATGCTTTTTGGATTGGAAGAGTTGTGTATGTGAGAGTGCTTCACTCTGAATCATCTGAATCATAGGAATCATCCGAATCAGAGAAATAATAATCAGATGGAAGTATGTCATTGTGTAAAATATGTAATGCTCTTTGTGTTTCATCAAATCCATGTTTATGTTGGTAATGACTAACAGCTTGTGCAATGATTCTACTGCTTTTCAGGCTATTTCTAACAATTGATAAAAGTTTTGGTACTTGATTTTTACACCATTTAGTTTTATACATGACCTCTAAATCATTCATGATGTTCTTAATTTGAATATCACAATCAGTTTTGTCAAGGTGAATATATATATACTTAGATACTCCATCTTCATGATAATATTCATCCATACCCTCTGCTTTGATTAAATCAGCATATTTGTCAACAATATATCTATAAACATCACTCACAAATCGTCTTTTATTGTGATCATGATAAGCTTCTTCAAATTCTGAAGTCACATTATAATGAATATGATATTCTTTTACTTTTTCCAGTAAGAAGTATTGCATAGGGTTTGAGTATGTAAATATTTTTGGTTGAACAGCATTACTCATTTATATTTAACTTTATTATCTGACATTCATAATCTTAATATATTTTCAGAATACCAATAATTCATAAAAAAATAAAGGATTGATATCAAAACATTAGTTATTTAATTGCACCATTGGATAAACAACAAGTGACACCATAATGTGTAATATTGAGCTGTTTTGACACTTTTGGAATAACAAATAAAAATATTCAAATTTTTCAAAAGATATCATATCAAAACAATGATGTGATTTATACAAAAATTATTGAGTAGATAACTCCAAGTGATTCTGTTGAACAAAATCATCAAAATCCGCAAATTCTTCATCATTATCTAACATATCAAATCCATCACCATCGTATAATATTGATGTATTGTCTACCTCAATATTCAACTGCCCATTTTCAATCATATGTTCAACAACACGTTCACAATATGCATTCAAAATGTTCATGACATCATTTGAAGTATTATTTTCCTGATTAGTAATCATTGGTTGCAGAGTGAAACCTGTCGCTAAATACATATATAATTGAATACTTGCTGAGTTTATATCAACTTTAACAACATTCATTCCATTGACATCAGTATATTGAACTATACTTGAAATAATCGCATTAACAGGATGTTGTACCAACAGGTCTGTTGCAAAAGGAAATAAGATATTATCAATAGTCTCGACCATAGTAAGACCATAAGCCAAGTTTAGTGTCATTCTTAATTCTTAATTGCTGTAATGTATGATGTAGTAAAGTAGAAAGATACATAAATTTGTCATTTTTTACATTTTTCTTATTAAAAATAGAGTAAATATTTCAAATGTTTTTTCTATTTCACTTCAATTTGAATGTAATATGAAATAACATCAACAGTATCATTAACTAGTTTGTCAATATGTTGTTCATTTTGACATTCAACATAAAGTCTTAAGAGGTCTTCTGTTCCTGATGGACGCACAAAACAATTACTATGTGGATAATTAGATATAACATTATCTAGTTTATCTTGCAATCCCATAGGTTGTAGTAATTTTCTCCCAAAATCAGTTGTTGTAAATAGACTTTTATCGCCATAAAGTTTAACTTGTTTGCACGGATAGTCTTGATACATATACATCCATTCTAAGAATGATGTTTCTTGTAGAGCAACCAATACAAACAATAAGTCTCCAAGTGCATCACCTGTATATTGACTTAGCAAATTACTAATGATTGATATTGTTTTATCTTGTAGACATTTCTCACTAAAATGAACACTTCCATGACCATTTGATTCAAAGTATACTCCAATATCATATTGTTTTGCTGTTCTGTGTAGGTATTTTACACCTGTTTCAGCACATTGAATATGTACAAATGGGAATATATCTTTAATGTACGTTAGGAATGCTCCATTGGCATATGGTGTATGAACAACACAAATCTGTCTTTCATTCTCAGTATTATCATATGGATTATATAGATACTTTATGATTAAACAAGCAATTTTATCACCATTCAATAGAACAAATCTACTTTTATTTTTTGAAAAGAATACAATACGGTCAGCGTCTCCATCAAGACTGCAACATAATGCATTTTCATTAACATTATGCATATTTGCAGGGAAGTCAAGAGACTTTTCTACATAATCAGCACCACATAAGTCGTTTAACTTTCCGTGATTTGTATTATATAGATTAACTTTAATATTAAAGTCACTAAGATGCTGTGTAAGTTCATACATTCTTAGAGCTCCTACACCATTCGCACAATCTACATTGATTTCAAGATAGTTGTTTTTATGGTATAGTTTCTTGAATGCAGACATTAAGTTATCAACATATGTTAGTTTCTTCTTGTGTATATTATTTGCATTAGATGTAGCAACAGCATAATGTAGTTCAGGAGTAGTTACCTTACCAATACAAGTGTACTGACCTCCAATAGCAATAATTGCTTCCTTACACAAGTTAACAAGATGTTCACCACTCGTTCGTGTGTCTTGTCCAATCAAAACATATCCATTGTACTTTGTGATATCAATATTACATTCATTAATAATTGTATTCAACGTAAGTTTTAGATCATCAAATGATTGACAAGATGCCAATTGAATTGCGTATTGTTCAAATTCTTCATTAATCATATCACCTGTAAAATCAATGAGTTTGAGACCATTATCATCTTCAGGATTATGAGATGCTGTCACTATTATTCCACAGTGTGAATGAACTTGCTTGGAACGAAGAACCATCATTACAGATGCTCTAATAACAACTGCATCAAGAAGTTTAGCATCTGTACGAAATCCACTTGTACCGTAATTTGGGGTAGTTTCTGGCATTGGGTACTTGTGAAACAACTCAGCAAGTCTTGTAAAATCCATGTTTTTCTGAATAAAGTTTCTTACAAAGTATTTTACAACCCAAAATATTAACAACAATAAGTTTGAATAAAACTATCAAATTTTTCTGCAAAACTTCAAAAAATTGAAATTTCACAATAAAAATAAGAACAATAATATCTAACAGTTCTTGTATATACACTTTTCATTGTTGTTCACATTACAGTATGATTATTAATGCGGCAGATCGTGATGTGTTTCTTACATATGATGATTATCATCCAATTACAGGAAAGACATACTTTTATAAAGATGCAAAACCTCCTACATGTTTTCATAAAATCACTGTCTTAATTCCAATGTACAATGAGACGACTAAAGAGTTCAAAAGGACTCTACAGGATCTTCACAAATGCATTGTTGAGATGAATGATGTTGGTGCTGGTTATGTTCATATTCTTGTTGTTCTTGACGGTTGGAATGCAACAGATAATTCAATAAAAGAATATTTGAAGGAAATGTTTCCTGATGTATCATCTGAAATAGATGGTATTGGAAATTCTACAAAGCATGTTGAAACATACATCATACAGAAACTGCATGGAAATGAAGTAACATCCGTACCAATTGACAATGAAAAGGGATTGAAATTATCCGTAGTTGTCAAACTTGATAATAGGAGAAAACATAATTCACATTCATGGTTTCTTGAATCATTTGCACAGGAGATGGAATCAGACTTTACTTTTTTGACAGATTGCGGTACAAGATTTGACCGCAAATGTCTTATCAATCTTTACAGAGGTATTTCAAGTGACCCAGATTGTTCTGCAATTTCAGGCAGACAGAGAGTAATGAATACAGAGCAACAAGAAAGTGTAGATAGTTTTAGAGGTTTTATGTATCGTTCAATGCAGCGATTTGATTATGAAGCATCATTGGCTAGTTACATTGGTGCATTCAGTACATTTGGTATGTTGCCTGTTATTCCTGGTCCTTGTGGTCTGTATCGTTTCGCTGCAATATGTGATATGAAAAAGAGACAAGAATTGAGACAAGAGTTTCAAGATATAGAACTAGGTGAAGTAGTTGTGCAGGTGAAAGCAGCCAAAAAGGAAGAAACATATATTGATGCCATTGACTTTTACATGAAAACAGTTTCATTGAACCCTGACGAAACAGGAGTATTGTTAGGAAGTTTACTACTTGCCGAAGACCGTATTTTGTCATATGCAGCTGTTCTTAAAACTGAAAAGCGCTATCATACAAAATATGAGCCTAATGCCTGCTTCTACTTTGAGGCAGAAACAGATCCAACAACGCTTCTACAACAGAGGAGACGGTGGATTAATGGAACATTGGCAGGATATCTGTGGTTGCTACAGAATATACATCTGATGTTTAATTCAAAAGTGAATACACACAACAAGGTAATTTTGACATTTCTGGTCATATCACAACTGATGATGTTCTTTGTAATGTTTATTGGAACATCTGTTCTCACTGTGGCAATTCGCTTTCCACTAGTGACTTACTTGGGAATACCTCGTTTGTATGTTGAGCTAATAATTGGAGCTTACTGTTTCCTTTATGTAATGTTTGTGTACATGCATTCTTCTCCCAAGAAGAAAGGGCCTAAACTCAATACAATACTCTTTGATATCATTACACTGTTCAATATGTTAATTGTTGGTGTGATTATGTATAGCTTTGTAAAGAGCTTGATGAGTTATAAGATGGTATTGAACATTGCAGTTATTGCATTTAATATGTTTATGCCGTTTCTTCTCGCCGCACTTCACGATTGGAAGTCATTGGTGTTAATGTTTAGTTCTGTTGTTCAATACACTCTATTGCTTCCAACGTTCACAATTACATTGTCAGTATACGCATTTTCAAGACTATGGGAACTCACATGGGGAAACCGACCATCAGAAAAGCTATTGACACTCAAGCAAAAGAAGACTAAAGCAGAGATGGAACAAATTAGGAATAAGTTGCAAAAACACGCATCGATTGTCGCGTGGACGTTAGTTGCATTGAACCTAGGTTTTACTATCCTATTTGCATACATGCAAAAGGAGAAGATGTTTGTGTTCATTCTGCAAATGGTTATCTTCATTTGGTCTTCTTTGCAGATGGTCTGTTCGTTGATTTATTTCATTGTAAGAATGTTTGTACTTACGTACCAATTTGCGAAACGAATTGTTGTTGCAAAAACAACTTCAAAGAAACGAATGGACATTCTGTCAAAATCAGAAACTCAAGATTTTGCACAAGTTGTAGAAACTATCAAAGCTGAGTTATACATTCAAGCTTAATAACAACTCTACAACATTTTTTATTTACACCTAAAAATTTCATGTAAAATAGTATGTTTTACAAAAAAAATGAATATATATTTTATGAACACTGTTGTAATAAGATAAATAATCAAATCAAATAAGCTATCAAGTATCACAAATGGCTGACAATCTTGACTATGTTGCTGATGACCAGACCATTATAACATTTGACTGTGAAGGAACACATGTCACATACGACACAATATTTGATGATGTTGTCTATGAAGATAATGAAGATGCGTCTTTGTATGAACCTGACATTTAAATAGAGACATCCACTATCTACATCTAACCACCAATGATATAGATAGTAGTCTCTATTTTTTTATTTTAGGAAATACATTCTGTTCAAATTGTCCAATAACGTTTCCTGCAGGATAATAACGACACCCCACATATGCAAAGCCTTGACAAGATTTCACAAAACAACCTATTTCAACTGATGATTTCCATATCAGTGCTGTTAGATGCCCTGTTTGTTCAGTAAAACCTTGATTTGCAAAGTTATACATACTTATTTCGTTGTACCATGCATTAACAGCATTAATCATATGTTGATCATGTGACATAGTATCTTGACCATATAAGGCATACAAATTCTCTCCGTACAACTTGTTATTTTGATCATGACCAAACATACATTGCTCAATCCATTGTTGCATAGTTAATGCAATATTAGAATTCCAAACAAGTATTCCTACTTGATGTAAGTTCCTATAAGTATTATGCAGATCAACAGATGTTGAATACATATTATCAATTTTGGGAATGTTTGTTGATTGCATTTGTTTTTGTTCCATGTTACACAAGCATTTCAAAGAGTATCCTTGTGGACAAATTACATCTAAAGTTGATGATTGTCCAGACACAATAATAGGAAACATAAACAAGAACACATATATAAAATAGTTCATTTTAGTATTATTTTGAAGGAAATGTACTTGTTCTATTAAATATTTAGAGCGTTTAAGCTTTCCTTGTAAAATACATTAATAAAAATAAATGATTGTTATAAAATTATAACATTAACCAACAGTAACGACCTTTGCAAGATTACGAGGCATATCAGGATTAATCCCCTTTCTAACTGAGAGCTTATATGCAATCAGTTGAAGAGCCATATTGTTCCACAAGAAACCAAATTCATTGTTTGTGATAATAGGAATGTCAGCAAGTTCATGGTTTCCAATTAGAATTGGACGACCATTTCTGCAACGAATTTCTTCCATTGCATTACAAACAGACGGATAATCAGCCTTATCACTCAACAAACAGATAACAGGAAGACGATTAGTAATCAATGCAAGTGGTCCGTGCTTCAAACTACCAGTATAGGTACCTTCACAATGAACATATGTGATTTCTTTAATCTTTAGTGCTCCTTCAAGAGCAACTGCTGTATCTTTTCCTTTTGTTCCTAGAATGAACATTGAATGAGTATCAAGTTCCTTGAGAGTATTATGGTAATCAATGTTATTTTGAAGCATATCCAACACTTTTGCAGTATCCCTCAAGAAATCTTGAAGAGATGCAATAAGTGTTTGACGCTTGTAGCTATCGAACACATCGTGTTTACTGTTAAACCACAAAGCAATTTGTGTCAAAACAAGTACTTGTGCTGTGAATGACTTGGTAGATGCAACAGCAACTTCCCTACCAGCGTGGCAATAGACCCCACAAGTAGTTTCTCTTGCAAGAAGAGACTCAACGACATTTACAACACCAATTGTAACAACTTCTTGAGCTTTACATATTTCTAGACACTTGATAAGATCACGAGTTTCACCACTTTGAGAAATCATGACAACTGCTGTTTCCTTTCTCTTAATACTTTGAATTGTATCAACATCAAATTCTGCTGCATTCAAACAAGTAGTGTGAAGATGTTGGCAATACTTTTTAAAGAAGTGTTGTCCAATCAATCCAGCGTGATATGATGTACCGCAACCAAGAATGATAATTTCTTTACATTTCTCAAGAACATTACTATGGTTATCAAGTCCACCTAGACGGATAGTACCATCCAAGCACAAACGACCACCAAACATCAAAGTGTTATCAAGTTGAGTTTGTTCGTTAATTTCCTTCAATGTCCAATGAGGATAAGGGTAAGGAGATACAACCATATTTTGATGTTGAAGCTCTTGTGTCACACAATCAATCTTAGAATGAACTGACATTTGAAACAACTTATCCTCTGGAACAACACTATATTGTGAGTATCTCTTATCCTTTGTAATAAGTCCTGATACTTCAGAAGACAAAACAACGCTATCTTCAGTTTGAGCAAACACAAGTCCTGAACCGTGTCTTGTAAAGTAAAGCTTATCACAATCAATTGAGATAATAGCAAACGCCCAAGTACCTTCCAAGATTTGCAATGCTTTCTTGATTGCCTTGGGAAGCGACAAAGTTTCATTATAGTATGAAATCAAATTTACTGCTACTTCACTATCCGTGGCACTCTTGAAGGAAATCCCCTTTGATACCAAATCTTTCTTGATAGCTGCATAATTTTCAATGATACCATTGTGTACTAGTGCAATCTTATTCCTATAGCATACGTGAGGATGTGAGTTAGTATCACTAACCTCTCCGTGTGTTGACCATCTTGTGTGAGCAATTCCAAGGGAACACTCATTCCATACAAAATCACCATCTCTCTTCAGCTTTTGAAGAGCAGACATATTATCATCTGTTGCGTGTTTCCTTAGAACCATCTTTTTATTACGAGTAACACCACAAATACCTGCGGAATCATATCCACGGTTCTGTAGGTTCTCCAGACAACCGAACAAGAAGTTGAAAATATCCTGGTTCTTGCTAACGATTGCTGAAATACCACACATTTTGTATGTATATTGAAAAGTATTATTACTTCAAGTATTTGTTTTGTTTATTATAACATCTTATAACTTAATCAATTTTTTTTCAAAAAGTAAGTTTAAATTGTGTCTGTTTTATACACTTATACATTAGTAGAATTAGCAGAAAATGATATATTATCTTTTACATAATTTTCTACCTGAAACAAATACCTTCAAGGACGGAAAGAGAAACTGTTTTACTTTCTTGTTTGGTTCTATGTGTTATAGTGTAGTATATGCTGTATTGAAAAACTTACAGCTGATGTATGGTATTGTTCTAGACGCATTTATTTCAGCATTGTTGTTTACTCTTGGTGCTGATATGTGTACAATGGCTTACATTTACAAGACATACTATGGAAGAAACATATTACATGAGATAGGAGCTGAACGTGAACAAAAGGATTGGAAATATAATGATGAGACACATAAATATTCACGCACAACTGAAGCTGAAAAGATAGCTCGTAAACTAAAAGAAACAAAAGAGAAAATTGTAATCCAAGAAATATATGATAAGGAATTGAGTGAGCTGAAAGAAAAAATTAAATCTATGAAAAAAACAGAAATAATTCTTCGTAATAAAGAGAAACTACGTGCTGCTGTGTTCATTCAAAGGTGGTGGCGCAAAAAACTATACCTTGCACCAAATGGAATATTATACTTAAAGTCCTTATCAAGTTTCAATGAACTTAAAAACAATATTGAATGTGATGATAAAATTTGAATATTGAGTATATAGATAATCAACCAAAAATAATTATTATCAATTATTATAATGTTTGAAGGTGATATTATTAGATATAACTTGGATCCGTATGGTGCTTTTGACCTAGACATAGATTTGCGTATTGATGAAGTATGTGATCAACATTACATAATTGTATCTCCATTGAATGGAGATTGGCCTCAACCATTTTTCCGATGGGAACTGAAACAAAAACTTAGTACACGATATATAATGGATACTATCTATACGATTGAGCCAAAAACACCACCAAGAACTGAATAGTTATATCATAGTTTCATGATAAGCTTTATAAAATATTTTTCTATATCTTTTTCAAATGATTTTATTATATTATAAAAACAATCTCTTTTGACATTGTTTGTAACTTTTTTTGTTATTTTTACATATTTATGTGAAAGAATACTATTTAATTTATGTTCAAGTCTTTCTTTATTATGATTTAGATTACATACTTTACTTTGGTGATGTTGTACATCACATATAGCTGTAATAATATCATAAGAATACACAATGGAATTAATAATAATATCACGTCCAAATGTTATTCGTGTAGTTGTTCCACATATTTGTGTTAGTGATATTTGCAATCTATATGTATGTGACGATATTTCATTGTCAAACAGAGTCTTTACACAAGACAAGATATTCAAACAATATGATAATCTAGCATTCTCAACAAGTGATAAAGTAAAGTGATAAGTATTATGTTTATCACCACATTTCTTATTTTTAACATTTGTGTGTTTACAGTAGTGATAAGTCTGTTGGTTAATTAGTGAAAAGCTCACTAAATCTTTTTGTGAAAGTTTTCTTGTTATCACTGAAATAATATGTTCATCCATCTTGTGGTTATGATAAGATTACAATATTTCATTAATAAAAAATTGAAAAATCAACTTATCAAGAAGCTTTAAAATAGGAGTGCAGAAATGGACACTGCTTTCTATACCTTGTTGGAAATGTGTAGTGAAGACACAAAGCTTAATGATAAACAATACTTGGAAACTGTCAAACAGATGGATTATTATGAGTTTTATAAGCTCATTGCTGTTCTCATCCCAACCGTACAGGAAACTTTGTGCAGAAGCTTTGATGGTCATTATGATGTCTTGACATTCAATTATATGGAAAATGTAGAGAATGAGTGTATATTTTTCGAGAATAATGATAAAGAAAACTACCCCATAAGAATATCTGAGACTAAGACCAACATTAGCAGTGATTGGATGTTTGAGGCCATTGCGCCTCATTCTCTGTATCATTGTTTATCTAAAGATGCTATCTATGATGGCATTGTAAACTTGCCTCTAGTGTTCGAAAGGCATCATCTAGAGATTGATGATACTGATTATCATCAAACAGTATTTGTACTTGATTGCAAGAAGAAGGTTGCTTTCTTGTATG